ACTGTAGAGGAGTTTGGCGATTTAGCTACCTTACTAAGATCGTAGTCATAGAACTTAAGAATACCCTTTACAATTTCCTTATCTAAGGTTGGTGAATAATGATCGGCCCACCTACCTGAGGATTTATATGTAGATAGTAAGGTATACTTAGCTCCGTATTTGTCCAAGATCCTCATGATCCGAGTTAACTGTTGAGATGATGTACTAATGTTAGAGTCAATTAAGTATAACATAAGACACCTCTAATAGTCGATTGGAATAGGCCAGCCTACAACTCCTCTAACTCCTTGGTCACGCATACTCTTTAATGCGTCATTTAATTCCTCGACAGAGTAAAACGGAGTTAATAGTAATGAGGCATTCATTGGTGGCTTGAATTGGATACGGTTATTGTCATATAGAATCAAAGTGTTGTACTCACCGGTTTTGACAATGTTGTAAATATTCTCTTCTTCCTCTTTAGGAATGATGAATATCTGAGTAGGAACCGCGTCCCCCAGATCATCAGCTCCTTTTAGAGTAGCAATGAAACCGAAGATGGTTGGCTGGACCCCTTCGACTTCGCTTGCTTTCTTAGAGAACAGTTTCTTAATTTTGTTAAACATAAACTACTCTCTTTCGTATTTAGTTCCTTTAAAGATAATGTTACCATCACCAACTGCGAAGACGTCATTGACAGCCTCATGCACAAGCTGGTGATAATAAGTCATATCAATATCATCGAAGCCTTTATAATTGCTTGCCAGTTCCCAACGATACCCCGTAGTTCCCGTTACGGCAACATGTTTGTCTACGATTGTATCAGGGAAGCCGTTAGAGATAATATAATCAACTTCATTATAGTCCAGACCAAGTTCGGTAGCGATCTTGCGTTTCTTAGCTTCTTCTAATTGAGCAGGCGTCAATCCTTGTGACTCACGTTGAAGTAAATATCGTGGTTTGATCCATCGCGATTGAATCATTTGTGCTACATTACTTGGTTGAGTACGAGAGATTTCACGGCCTGTTCTAGAAGCGTAGATTTGTGCATTCTTACCGATATACTGGTCATCAAGATAGATAGCCGTCTTAACTTCCTTAGTTGTGAAGAAGTCTTGTTCGTTAACCTCGTCCTTGCTAAGGAGGGTCTTGTAGACATATGGGTTAGTCTTCTTACCGAACTGTGCACCAATAGCTTCCCATTTACCTTTCTCATCTTCCGGCCAACCGATTTCAGCAATAACGGTAGCACGGTTGAGCAAGGCCATACGAGAATATGTGTGTTCGTGTTCGAAGGTGTAACCAAACTCATTAGCCCGTTTCATACAGTAATCGATAATAGCCTTATCACCGTTAACGATCTTGATAGAGTCGGTCTTAATATGAGCTACCTGGTAACCCTTAGCTTGAACCTCGTGCTTAAGCATCAACATGAATAAGGCACCACGTTTAGCGATACAGTTGTCGATGTTACGAGGGTCTTTGAATTTATTAGGCCAAGGAGCTGATGTCATACCATACACAATATTGATAATGATCTTAAGCGCATGGGCAAGACCTTTAACAGATCCTCCTTCCAAATATGGACGAAGTTTGTCTGCTAACTCAGGATCTACCTCATCAAAGGCATGAGATGCTTCTTCAATCTTACCGTGCTTGATAGCCATACGACATTTAACCAAGGCCGCAAACTTAGGTGTGTATGGGCCAAAGTAGTTCATAGCAATCAAGCTATGTGGGTGCATGGATGCAATATCCAATACGATGACATTCTCGTATACACCAGGCTCGGCATATACGTAACCGCCTTCTGATGGATCCTCTCCCATAAATTCTGATTTACGTTTGAACTTGTCAAAGGTGTATCCTGGAAATTCCGTAGCTAGGTCGTACCAGTTGAATTTGTCTTGTGGAGTTGGGTCGTCGCCGAATAAGAATTTCTCAGCTTGTGTCTGAGTCTTAACGTTAGGTGATAGGTTGTTAATCTCAGCAAGGACTTTACGAGCGCTCCATGCGTCTTGACCGTCTTTAGATTTGAACAACTCTTCTTCTGAAGTTACGTCATTAAGCATATATGCCGCACAACGACCCCATGCATGCTCAGGAAGAGGCTTAGTCCAATCGTATTCGAACTCGTCATGACGGATACCTAACTTGATTTGCCATTTCTTCAATGACATCTTAGTATCTAGGAACTCGTAAATATCTCCATAAGAGATCTCATTAGCCGCCCAGATCTTAGCTCGCTTATCACCGTTCTCGATGATACCTTGAGATCGCTTGTAACAGTCCATCTCATCATCACCCTGCATACGTCCATAAGCAATATGGTTATCGTATCCAAGGTTGTTGAAGCCCATCATGTTGTGAGTATCAAACAACTCTCGTGTACGTTGTGGTGTAGGATTGATCTCAATACCAATCTTGTCTTTGTTCTGACTCCACCATTCGTTAACGAGAATAGTCTCAATCTCACTGAGGCTAGTACAATCCTCTAGTCCTCGGTAGACAGCCTCTGGTACCTCAAGACCGTATTTCTTCCAACCAATCATATATAGGTTACAGAAGACTTCCGAGTCGAAGAATGTAATTTCCTCATCAGGTAAGATAAGAGATTCTGAGATTGATTCAGTTTCATTCTCAGGTACATTAGAGAATTTCATCTGAGCAACCATCTTCATGCATTGTTGCGCTTGGTTAGTTGAGCTAAGTGCGAATTTAAGAACATCATTCTGCATATGTCTTAGGTCATACGTTACACCTAACTCGTATGCTTCGTCAAGCTTGTCTTTAATAAAGCTAACCTCTGGAGCCGTCGCACCATGGTGTTCTTTACGCATACAAGCCTCGATGAAGTTCTTAAGTTTTTGTTCTGTCCAAATAATATGTTCCACGTCCTTATACATAGTTTTCTTATCCTCCTTTAAAGGTAACCCACTTGAAATATGAGCTACAGGGAGATCGTTTGCAGAAATAAGTTTCCGTCTTAACGATGACCCGCCGTTATACACCTTGATTTCAACATCATCAGATATGCGATTAGCCAAGCGCGTTGGATCACCATCATACCAATAATGCAAGTGGACACCGCCACCTGATTTAGAAACCTCAGTATATGTAGGAGGATATTTGGAAGCCAGTTCTAAGTTCTTAGCAAGGTCCTTTTCACCCGCCTCATTCTTAGCATCGAAGTCAATGACAATAAGTTCGGTTGGAACACGGACAAAATGTAATTTAGTTGGGTCAATCTCCTTGAGGGTTGTAGTGACATTGTCCCATTTCTTTAAAGGATTACCCGCATCATTAGTATATTGTGCAGGCCAGTCCTTTCCTTCTAAGTCAAATCGAGAAGTCGTCCGTCCCATAGTCAGATCAATTTTAGATCCTACTTTGGACGATTCCTGTTTCTTTTTAGTCTCAGGAAAAGCTTCATCGTATTTGAATCCGCGATACCAATGACGTTTGCGATTACCCTCCTCGTCTTTAGTATCTTTAGTATATGTCTCAAAGAAACGTTGCAAACCTAATCGCAACCGATTCTTATAACCATTCGTCTCCCAACCTCTTTCTTCTAGCATACCTTTGTAAATAAGCTCGACTTCAGAGAGAGTTGGGTTATTCTGCATCAAGAGTACGTTTTCACGAACAAACTCAAATATAGAGTCGCCATACTCAAGCATTTCGATATCAACGTCATTAGCGTAGTAGAAAGCACCTAAGCGAGAAAATGTATCAATCGCCTTTTGTGCAATACCCGCTAGTTCGTATTGAATACCATTCATTAGCTCCTTATATCGAGGGCCTGCGATAAGGTGACCTGTAGGAACTGCTTTAAGTAACCGCCGTACAATCCCTGAGTCTGAATCACGGAATTGAGCACGTTGGTTAGATGCAGTAATAATTAGACCTTTAAATGTTACAGGATACGGTCTTTGATAAAGTTTACGTACGAATACTTCCTCATGGGATGTTACCTTAAGTAATGGGGTATCGTTCTTAATCCGACTTAAATCAGTATCCGAGTCAATCAACAACGGTAGTTCTTGCAGAGTACCTGTTGCATACTCTGAACCGCTAGTTAATTGCTTAAGGTCGATACCTCCAATATACTGCCCGAATAACATCTCGATTATTCTAATAATAGTACCTTTACCGGTTCCTGCAGGGCCGTATAGAAATAAGAATTTATCAATATTGATAATCTCCCCTGTGAACAATGCGCCTAGACACCAGAGAATTTTATCCAGTTGGTCAGGAGCATAGAGAACAGATGAGAGTTCGTCAAACGCTGGTGTAGGTTGGGTAGTTGGTGTATAAGGTAGCTGGAATGTAGAATAGTCATCACGAGCCACCTTATAATTACTGAATACGATCTTAGAGTTGAATACCTGCAAGGATTCTGGTGCGTCTTCACAATACTTAACGAAGTTGCGCATAAGTCCTGATCCCGCATTCTGCATAAACTTAAGAGATATGCGTTCGTATCCCTTAGTCTTAAGCTCAGCGTATTTCTTTCTAATCTTATGATCGACAGCACGAACTACATCGTTTTTCTCCATCGACCATTTCTCACCATCCCACATTGCATAAAAGGCACCACCTTTTACAACAATATCTTGTACATCAGCGCCTTTGTTATCCAAATAGGTAAAGTCTGCAGAAACGACAGCATCGGCTTTTCGATTAGGCCCCGATAGTTCTTCAACCGTAATATTGAAGAAATCCGGTTTTCTATCTGTCATAAATTAGCTCCTTTAAAATCCTATCATTACAACCTTGCTCATATCAATAAATTTTTCATTACATGCGCTACCTAAAAATGGGGATTCCCCAACAGAAGAAGTCATATCGCGTCTAATTATAAATACTTCATTTTTAATAAACGCGTCTTTAAATGGCTTTAGATGATCTGATGGAATATAATCGGAACTGAAGTTAATACCGTCAAAGGAATATTTTACTAATACACTTTCTTGTCCCGTATTATTCATCATCGTAGTCATCCTCCATATTTGCCATGTACTCTTCTTCAAATGCACTTGCACGTCCGATAAATTCGTTGTACTCTGTATATAAACGAACTTCATGACCTGTATCTTCAGGCGCTAGGCGATCTACAACACGACCGAACATGCTTAATTTCTTCATACCATTACCGATTTCTCGAACGTTACGGTGTTCAAGGATCTTGCTGATGATAAGAAGCTTTTGTTCGATCGTCTCTGCATCAAGCAATCCTGATTCATACAACATATAAGCAACCATTGGTAGCAATGCTCCGTCTTCAGTATCGTCTACGAATTTGCTTGCATATTCATACAAGATTTCACCGAAGGTTACAGGGAATTGTAGTGATGCATAATATGTATCTGGTCCGAAGAAGTCGATACGGCGGTCATATACATCTTCCCATACATTGTTATCAAAGGAGTTATATGGTTGTACGATCTTCGTATCGTTAACTTCAAGCAATTCAGAGAATACATCAATAATAGATACGATGTTTGTTTTACTTAGTAATAGACCCATACCATAGCGTTCAGATACGGCTTGTGCGATTGGAGTATCATCATACAACTCACTAATCATAACCGCTTTATATTGGTTCCATGCTTCTACGCTATTAGGGTCAGTATCATGGCGCATACTTTGGCCCTCATTTCCTTTTAATTCTTTAGCTGATTCAATTACAAAATACGGAATGTTTTGCTCCCCAGTTTGGAAATATTCATTTTCCTTCCAGACATTGTGATGTTCAACATCTTCTGCAGTTTGAGTAGCCCCTGCATGATAATCGTCTTCATCAGTTGGGGCAATATCTCCTTCTTCAAGAGTAGTTGAGTGAACACGAGTACGAGAACGTCGCATTTCTTCTAACTCCTCGTTGACATCTGGAACTTCCTCAGGAGTACCGTAAACAAGAGCGTCAATATGCTCCTCAGCCAATGCAAGTTGCTCATCTCTTAACTTGATTGTATCTAGAAGTTCTTGTGTTTGAGCAGCATTTGCTTCTTCCATTTCCTTGATTTGGCGTTTAGTTTCTTTCACAAATCGATATGCGAAATAACCAACCCCAGCGGCGAGTGCTGTAAGGATACCCGCCTTTAATAGTTTTTCTTTATCCATTACTTGCCCCTTTTCAAAATATGGTCAATGCAGTTTCTAACCAGCTCTAGTTCGTCAGCGTCTAGTGGAATATTCATGCCAGTATCATCTGCGTCGTCAAACACCTCTAAAAAGAAAGACCCGTCATCTAAATATGACAGGCTTAGTCCTTTATCGGTTTTGTCTTGTCTGAATTGGATTTCCATAATATAAACCTCCTTAGAATATAGTGGAAGACTGGTATATGAACCAGCCTGGTCCTTTACTCTCTATATTCTTTTGCTAGTTAAGCTTCTTCAGCTTTTTCTGGAGACATAGGAGCTACAACGACTTTTTCGTATAGCTTATTCCATGTATCTTCAACAGCAGTTGTGATGGTTTCTACATCATGGTCTTCTGAGACTTTAGGGGTGTAGTTAGAACGTACAGTGCCGTCTTCGTTGAATGACACCCAGCGTGTATCCATGTAGTCAGGCAGGATCATGTTGATTGCGTTAGATACGATTGTTTCACGCTCAACACCTAACTTGATTTCACGGTTAACCAATTCCTGTTCAAGGAAGTCGCTGTAGTCTTTACGGTCGTCAATAACTGCATGTAACAGCTCTTCTGATTCGTTAGCGATGTTACTACGTTTAACCCAAGCAGAACGATAACCGTAGCAGTATCCGCCAATAACAGCAGTAGCCAAGAGACCGATACCAACGTAGAACTTAACTTTAGATTTTTTCTTTTCAGAACGGCGTGGAGTTGGTTCTACAACTTCTTCGTCAGACACAATTTCAGCATCAGCTTCAGTTGCATCGAACAACTCTAATTGTTCAGGTTGCTCTTCAGCGTATTCACCTTCTTTGTTCTTGTAGTCCTTGAAGTTCTTATACAAAGCATATCCGATATATCCAAGGTTAACAAGACCGAATGCGATTAGACCTGATTTTACAATACCATGTTTTTCCATAATTTGTTGCTCCTTTATATGTTTTATTAGATAAGATAGTCTGAAATATCACTACCGTAATCTACACCAGTGGTAATATCCTTAACTGGAGAGAATTCGATTACTGGCACTGGGTAAGGATATCCATTTTCGTCTTTAACCATAACTACGTGTACGTCAAAGTCAAAGAAGTCATTGTCTGTCCAACCTAGTTCAGATCCAGCACGACGTTCATGTTTTTCCAATGGGATTTTCAACACATCATAGGCAGTTGTAAGGTTAAGGAATCCTTGACGACGGCGTTTTTCATCGAGGGCGTTGAACATTGTTGTGATGAACATTTGGTTGTAGTTCAAATCATCTTTAACAAATTCTTGTGATTTATTAAAGTAGGCGTATTCCATCCATTGGACATCGTTAGTGTTAATTACAGAAACAGTTTTAGGTTTCTTCTTGCCTTCTTCTTCAGGCCCTGCTAGAACTTCTTCACGTTCACCGATGAACTGAGCGTTTGGATCATCAGGATATTGCTCACGGATTTGACGGCGAAGTTTGTGATTAGCTTGAGTAGCAGACGCAAGGGCTGAGGCAAGTAATGCATTACGTCCTGTCAACACATGGTATGAGCGAAGGACAGCGGCAGTTGATAGAGTGGCCATAGTGATAGTAGGTGTCAATGCTTTAGAAACACGAACGATAGTTTCTCCAACTGGGACTGGCATGTCATTTTCACGCATAGCTTCAATATCTTCAACAATAGTTGTGATCTTAGCTTTTGCACGATATGCGAGTACGGCAGTTGCTACGAAACCAGCAATACCCCCTACAGTCATAATAAGAGGTTCTTTTTTCTTATAGTTGTATGCAAGTACAGCGACGTTTTCTTTGAATAGTTCATAACTCCATTTAGACATTGTTAAGTTCTCCTTTAATTAAATAAGATAGTTAGTGCCCATGCAATAATAACTAAAATAATGATGGGGATTAGGAAATAGGCTACAATATATGATAGAATACCCAATAGGGCAAGCAGTATAAGTAATAGAATAATAAAGATTAAACTACACATATTCACTCCTTCGTAGAAGCCTTTTCAGTTGCTTCGAGAGCTTTATCCAAAGCTTTCTTACCGTTTTCAACCATAAATGGTACGACACCAAATGCAACGATTTTAATTGTATTCAAGATTACTTTTTTGTTCATGATTATAGCTCCTTTATTAAATTACTTCAACTGGTGGCAATGCCAATAGATACTTACCACGAGTAGGTACAATACGGATATCACCTAGCATTCTCCAACCATAAGCGTTGTCTGTATAGTTGGTGCTAGGTTGCCCTGCGTAATCATAGTAGTCAGCAAGACGGGCATATCCGTATGTGGCAATATCCCGATTAAGGTTTTCTAAAACTGTCGCAGCATCATTCCATGTGAACAGCAGAATATCCTTAATTCGTGTAGGCGGGTTGATTGCCTGCGCCTGAGGGTTATTGTTATGGTATGCACTAGAGTAGTTGGTGTATGTCTGATTGCCAACACGGCTGTTGTAGCGAGCAGGATTAGACCAGCCACCGTTATATCGACTACGATCTTCACCATAAGCCGCCATGTTTACACCCGTGTTGATTGTGTTAACGATAGTGTCCTTAAGGGCAGGCATAATAACTTCCTTACCCAAATATGAACCAATAGCTCGAATACCATTTGGCCCTAAAATACCGCGTACAAGTCGTGTCATGAGATTCGGCTTGCGTTCTTCAACAGTAGAACCTTTAACAACCGCCTTTTTAGGAACTCGGTCATTTTCAGGCGCCTCAACTGTAATCTTTTCTTCGACTTCAACCTTCGCTACATTAGTAGAGCGGATTTCGTTATAGTCCGTTTGTGCCATATGTGTTTCTCCTTTTCAAAAAAAAAAAAATAGAAGGTATTTCCTATATACTGTCGGAATCAAACCGACGCCTCGTTATTAAAGTGTGCTCTCATCATACACCAAGTAATACAAGTTATTCCCTTTCTATATAGTAGGTGGTAAAAATTTTAAAGTTGATAGCCAGATAGAGTGATACGGAGTTTACCTTCTTCCATATCTGACGGATCTGTGAACTGATCTTTTACTTTAAACGGCATACCCTCAATCGAGGCGTTGTGTAAAGTAGATCCCAGATTAAGTAACAGGTCAGTTGCACGAGGGCTATCAAGGGGCTCAATTCGAACAATAACGTCAACGCGATCTGAATACCGATGCGGTAATCGCTCAAGCGTATATGGATATTTATCTAAGTACGTCTTTTTCATACCTTCTCCTTTTCAAAAAAAAAGAAAGCTGGGTAAAAATACCCAACTATTCTTCTTCAGAAACTTGTTCTTCTTCTTTAGTTTCGACTTCAACATGTTCCATAGGTTGTTCAATAACATCATTCTTGATTTCAGTTACTTCGAATTCCGCAGGCATCCCTGCGTCATACACCTTCTTACCGAGAATGATTACCCCGAGACCAGCACCAATAGATGCCGCAACAACCCATGGGTGTTGTTTGATCCAATTCCAAGTTGATTTAACTCGGCTTTGTTTAACAACTGCCTCTGGTTGTGTTGGCTCTACTGGTACTACATCTGTAGTAACATTTTCAGTAACGGTATCGACAACAGTTTCTACTGCTTCTTCAACAACTTCTTCATTTACGATTTTTGAAACTTTATTTGACATTTGAATGTCCTCCTTTAAATTATTTTTCGTTTCTAATAAGTGGCTTGTAAAATTTTTATTTAAAATCGAATGTAAATACCCAACTTCTAACTTTATAGTTATAGTAGTATTTCGGACGAATTAATTTATTCGCAATCCGTGGATCTTTTAGGTATAGATCAAATAAGTAATCCCCGATACTTTCCATAACATCTAGATCATCTTCGATATGGTCGGCAGTGCTAATTGGAGAAATATGTAATCTTATACCATGGTTTGATCTAGTATGATGCGTAATCCTTGTTCTGTATAAGGCATTGACAAGGATCTCGTTGTTAGGGAATAATAGTATTTCGTTACGCATTAATGACTTCCTTTCTCGACATAGATAATATCACCCTTAATCATTGGGCCAAAAACATTACCGCTACCTTCAAGTCCAACTACCCGAACATAGAGGATATCGCCAATATGAATGTTTGGTAGGTTGTGCACGTCGTACATATTAAATTGTCCATAGACTTCTCCAGGAGAGCCCTTGACCTTGACCTTACCTAAGAAGCCGTACTTCAGAGTTTCTTTATCATAACTCTCAAGCGAGCTTTCTGTGATCTCCAAGCGAGCAATCTTACCTTTCCAATCAGCATCAGTGTCGAGTTGATGGACGTCGGCAACAGTTACGATATCTGCTTTTGGTGGGTGTGGTGTAAAATGGTATACACAAAATCCAATACCTAAAAATACTAAAACTGCAATAACTGTAAAAATAGTAGGTTTCTTTTTCATGTTATTTCTCCTTTAAAACGGCAATAGTAATTCCATAATAATCTTTTCCGCATTGCTAATACATTCTTCAATGTAGTATTTGAAATCAGTTGCTAGGCTATAGAACGATTTACCACAATACCATTCACCATGTTCTTCAGTACACCATTCAGCCCATTCTTCAGCATCGTTAAATTCATTCCCTGTACAACATGTGAGAATAACAGCATCGGCTACAAAATGACGAATAAACTCTTCATCGGTCATCTTGCGATAGCGTTCCTCACGTTGCTCTTGTCTTTCTTTTGGTGTCATTTATACCCCCTCATCCCATGTAGAATACGAACAATGTTATAATATGATTCTTTGAAATAAGACCATTTATAAGCTATAATATCTGACATTTGATCTAAATATGATTCAGGAAGGTCTTCCTTAATTAAATCAATACAGTTTTCGAAGTCTACGTCAGTAGGTGATAGGTCATACTCCACAATCTTACTTCGCATTCTGGAGATTATCTTATTCAGCGTTTCTTGTGAAGTTGAGGTCACAACCTTCATCTTGAAGTAACCAAAATAGATCTGTCTGAGGTCGTCTTTATGATAGAATACGATGTCTGATGTTGAAGTAAAGTTAATAGTCATCATGGTTGTTGTGAAGATGATGAGAAACATCTCAAAGTCAACTTCAGTAGCCTCAAGGTGGTTTTCTGACAATATCCCATAGATATAGTTGAAGAATAACTGCCTGAATGATCTATCGAAATAAGGTTCGTAGTAAATATACTCTGCTGGTTTGGTTTCCATACAAATACCCTTTCAAAAAAAAAGAGAGAGTGGTATACACTCCCTACTTTAATAAATTTTCTTAACGAATGACTTCGCGCTTGAAGTGAAGATACCATCTTCAGCCTCATAATCCCGAATAATTAAAATGCCTAGAATACTTGCCGCAGCGCCTCCAATTGTTGTGATTAGTGCAGCTTTGACTGCTGGTTCTAATTTCTTATCCTTAACCTTAAGTTCACGGTCTTTGATGTCCATGAGTGATTTGGTAAGAATATCAATTTCACCAAGTGTCTGGTCGTACTCATCACTGCCAATTTCAGCACTAGCAAGTCTAGTGTTTAACTCATCGAGTTTAGCATTGATAGTTTCTTCAATCTTCTTGCTAGAAGACTTCTTAAAAATTTTATTAAACATAATGTTTACCTCTCTTTCTATATAGTGGAGTGTATTTATTTTAGAGATGTATTACAAGATAATACGAACCAAAGAACGAACCGCCAAAGTTTTGGATTTCACATTCATATCCAAAGTCGTCTCGTAGTATAGTCAATAGCTTATTATCCAGCTTGTCATATAGGTTACTTGAGATTTTATCTTCTTCATATACGGCATGGATAAGGCGCATACCTATCGACATTTTTCGTTCCTCAGATGGGAACCCCTGCATTCTATTGAATTTTTGTTGAATTGCATTTAGTACGGTTGTAAAGTCATAGGTACTTAATACAGATTTATTCCTAGCGATAATCTCTTCAACATTTAGATCTTTAGAGAGTAGTTTACATTTAGATTTATCATATTGTTTCTTCATAAATAAGCTCCTTTTGAAAAAAAAAAAGAAAGCCTGGAAAATAATCCAGACTAATACTCTTTCTTAAGTTTAGTAAGTACAAATCTTGTTACTTCCAATCTGCGGTTTTGTTGTTCTGCGTCTTTATCCAGATACCCGTTCTTAATCAGCTTATCGATATAAGACTTCTCAAGGACAGCATATCCAGCTAGACAGTAGAAACCAATAAAACGTAGCAATCGTCTTAACATAATAGTTACCTCTCTTTCTATATAGTGAGGTGTAATTATTTTTTATATAGTTGGATTACTACACTATAACCAATAACCGTACCGTCCAAAAAGCTGTCGTATTTGAATCTTGCAGAATATCCGAAGTCGTTGATCAACGTTGGGATAAGTACATCTTTAGAAGCATCTTCAAAGTACTTGTAAGGGACTCCTTGCTCTTCATAGATCTTATTCAAATATGTCGATGACAGGCAAACGGTCAATGGTTCGGTAAGGGTCTCCATACTATACGGTTTAAAGGTATTTATCATGTTTTGGACCTTATTTAGGATACGCGTCACATCAACACTAAGGTATCTTCTTTTATCTGAGTCACGTTGAATTCTATCCCAGTTTTGTTCCATTGTCTTCAAGTGGCAATTTTCTTTGTCGTACATAGCATATACCCCCCTATTTGTTTTTAGTTTCGTTTACCTTTTTAATAAGATCATACTTTTCCTTAACGTCCTTATACTGTTGATAGTAGTAGGTCGCGGCTTTATCTCTGATCTCCCAACGGCTCTTATACATATCCCTTTCCTGTTGTAGTGGCTGATACTTCATATAGGCCATGGTATAACCAAACCAAATAGAAATACCCACAAGCGCAGATACAAGGCATGAGATAATAAAGCCAAAAATGAATTTGACAGTTGTTTCTCTTTTCATAAGCTCCTCCTTTTCAAAAAAAAAAGAAAGCTGAGTAAATTACCCAGCGTCCTTCTTAGAATCTAATCCCTAGTGAGATTACAATATCAAAATCATCATCTACGAATGGGACGACGATGTAGCCGAATTTCTCGATAATAACCGTTTGGATCAAATCGATATTATTCTGTACGCTATACTTAGAAACACCTAAAGCGTCTGCAATATCAGTAACATTGATATTAACATACGAGTTAGGGTCTTTCATATAACGATCAGTAATAAGATCGTCGATCGCATCAGCTTTATTAGCGACAGCCTTCTTAACTTCATCGCGCATTTCCATACGCATTTGCATAATTTTATTCATTATAAAATCCTCCAAAATATTTATTCTATATAGTGGATTGTAATAATTTTAGAATAACCAATCTAGCAAGAATATAGCTAGCAAGGTTTCCCAGAACCCCATGTCACGTTCATCTTTCTTAGCCATCTTATTTACCTCCTTAAATAAAAAAAAAGGAACTTGGTTGTTCCCTTTGAGTTAATCGGCTTTACCGAATAATTTCAAAAGAAATTCACCAAATCCTTTTATAATAGATACAATACCTCTATTAAGTACGAACAAAAATGCCAATGTGATAATAATAATTGCCATTATAATTTCCTCCAATATATAATTTATCTATTCTATATAGTAGAGTGTAAAAATTTGAAAAAAAAAAAAATGAGCGTTGTAAGTTTTACCCTATCAACGCCCTCATCAAGCTATGTACCAGGCTCATTGAATTTTTCACCGTACCATTCACCGGTTATATCACCCATAGCAATCCAACCGACAATACCGTTGTGGTTGATCTTAGCCCAGTGCCAGTCACATTGTGTAACCGTCTCTAGGACTTTATACTTACGGTTTATGTCGCATACCCCTAAGGACTCACTTGTTCTAGTGGGCTCTTTCCGAATATGCAAGGCAACCTTAGGCATAAAGTGGGTTGGTTTCCAATAAGCGTCCTCATACTCAGCGATCTTACGGTTTAACGCTTCCAGTCCTTCTCGCTTAACCCCAGTACCGTCATTCGGTCTTAATACACCAAATATCCGGATAAATACGGGAGCATTTGTAGTCCATACATAATGGACTAGATCACGACCCCTAGATTCCTTATACACCTCTCGAAGTCTAGCTAAGATATCTTCATTCTCGATATAGATAATCTCATTATCATCACCGTTATAGAAATATACCTTGCGAGGATCCCAGCCGTGTAAATAAGGTTGTCCAGGGTCACGTCCCTCAATACGGAATGTAAAACACATACTCATATCAATACCTCAATGCCGGTTTAGTACTTTCATCCCTTGTTGTAGGTCGAACAACCCCAAATATACGATGATATACTGGTGCAGATGTATTCCACTCGTAATGTTTTAAGCTTCGTCCATGAGTGTCTTGATAAATAGCTCGAAGATATTTCAGTTCTTCCATGTTGTGGATTGGCTGTACCTCATTAACCGCACCATTATAGTAATAGATGGTCCTTGAGTTCCATGCCGCCTCTCCACCAATCATAAATGTAAAGTCCATAGTTTCTCCTTCGCCTGATCCTCCTCCACCGCCGCCAGTAGATCCTAGTCCGTCAGAATATGGAGGATATATAAATCCGATAATGTTTTCTGTTGGGTTACCTAGACGTCGTGTACGGTACCGAGCAGGACCTCCGCTCATTCCACCGTCAACGTTCTGTTCGACAGTCTGGAAGTTACCGTTACCATCAGGCTCACCAACTACAATACCGGTATGACCGTAGCCATGGTAAGATACCCGCATACAGAATATAGCACCAGCGTGAGGTGGTTCATTACCGCCTGTTGTACGCCAGCCTAGACCCTGTCCTGCCTTTAGCATATCAATACCGTTACCCCACATAGCACGCCCAAAGAACTTCTGAGCGACCATGTTAGGGAGGTCGACACATTGCATGCCATAAGCACCATCTGCATCAACCCCGATACCACGGTCGGCAAGACTACGAACCCAAGTAAGTACCTCAGATCGAGTTGCCATCAAGCTCTCCTTTTATTAACGTCCGTCGTCTTCAGCGGCTTGCGCTTCGTTATAACGTTTTGTAGAGATCATAAGTACAGAACCTGCGAAGGTCGCAAAGAGACCGATTGTCGCAGTGATCTTAGTTGCATCAAACCCATACAACACACCAAGCCCAGCGATAAGAGTTACTAGGGCAGGTACTACGTTGAGTAAGATGAATTTAGCAGTATTGTATTGTTCATTTGAAAGTTTCATTTATGGTTACCTCGTGATTCATTGTAGCTACGGACAAGCGCTTTGATCTCGTCCATATCCGTCTTTACTGATTTAAGACTCTCGTTCATGTAATCCATTCGTTCCACTAAAGCCCGAATAATCTTCTGTTCCTCTTCGTACTTATCCAATCTCAAAGTATGACTATCCATAAGTTTTTCATTATGTTTGTCAGATACCTCAAGCTCGGTTAGACGGTGCTCTAAATCAGCCGCCCGGTTTTTAGAGGAAATGTAGAAGCTACCCATACTAATAACGATTGGAATAACGACAGTTATAAACCAATGCATTAATTCTCTTTCTTGCATATTCCCTCTCTATTCAATACGTGGCATAACCACGCTAAGTACTCCTTGTTGGAGCATTTCCATTGTTTTCTGACCTTTATAAGTATAACCTTCCCCGGATTGCATTGCGAATGTGAGTAGGGTTGGTGTATCTTTAGGCCATTTAGTGTTTGTATCAAATGGATACGGCATTACAACAACATCACCATTGTTATATCGCTTACCGTTGACTAATGGTTTCGCTACAGATGCGATTCGGCGATATGCAGGCAAGTTCATATTCCCTTGGATAGATACCGCAAATGCGACAAGGACATCCATAGCATCATCCATAGAACCAAGTTTTTCATCGACCTTTTCAAATCGTTCATTCTCAGCTTTTTTAGGGAAGTTGATATCGTAGTGCTTTTGCATTGCCAATTTATACAATTCAGCATTGCTCAAGTCAATAGCAGCCTCCTCTAGGAATACATGAACTACTGAGTTATTATCGTCAACAAGAATGACATGAGTTTGCTTGTTGTTGGTTGGATCATAGTCCAACGATTTAGATTTAAATTCTAATTTAGACACTTAAATCTCCTTTCTTATTATATTTGTATGGTGGGTACCTTATTTAGTTGGGAACGGGTCAGTTGTAATATAAGTTACAGTCCCTGTATACACAGCGGTCTTAGTAATACCTGTAGTAATACGTATCGAGCCGTCTGGGTGGAAATAATACATAGCGTTTCCTAAGAAGTTAGCAGACTCGTTCAGTGCTAATATCATAGTAGCAACGTTAGTTGGTCTGAAACCTACCGGTATTGTCTCAGGACATACAAAATTTTCTACCCGTTGAGTGATTGTCTTAATTACTCGAGGTATGTGGATAGTAACTAGATCACCGCTTCTGGTGATTGTCGCCGGGAGTTTATAAGGAATGTTATCAGTAAAATCCTTATGGATAAACTTAGGCTTTTCTACAACAGGGGCAGGAATATCTGCTTTACAAACATAAGTCTGCTCCCAGTCAGTCCAGTTATTACCCCAGTCTCGCCATCTGACCCAGGTGTTAAGCCTGTCATCCATGAACCTTTGGAAGACCTCCCGGTGGTTTAAGGCGTATACCTCAAGCATACCGTGTTTCTTAGTATCAGGCCCGTTTTTTGCACCTCCGTCTTTCCCGTACACCATGTAAAGACCAGTTTCATTAAAGGTGTTATAGTCTTTCCTAGATAATCGAACATCTTGGATTCTACCCTCTAGAGATGTAAGCGGGTATTGCTGGATATTCTTATTAGCAACACGAATACCGTTTACGTTCAACTGACCTGAAGCATAAACATCGCCAGCAACGTCAAGAACACCACGTTCCCGTATCTTACCAATACCAACCCCTGTCTGGTCCATAGACATAACCACAGATCTTGTTGGTACCTCAACCCTGAATTCAGAACTAGTGAACTTATCTTGAACGGTTCCGATGATAACATACGAACTACCTGACGAGAAAGTACCATCTAGATTCGCCGCTGAATTAGTTATCTGAGATATTGAATTAAATAAAACATTGGCAGGTCCGGTATCTTGAGTAAATGTATTAGATCCAAACGGTGCTGTTTTAAATGTTATTCGCATTGTATTTCTCTGACTACCGTTCATCGGGAGAGGAGCTACTTTAGCATTACGAATAACTTGAATCTGCTCACCATTACTTCCTACACGCTTAGCCTCAAAACTAATTTGCGGTAGGAAATAATCAAGGAACTCGATACTAACCCTTTTAGGATCACTAGTTCGACCTCGACTATCCGTAACAGTCGCCTCGATAGTTGCGTTACCCACCATTTCAATACTACCTATAACTCCACTTTCATCATAAGTAGAATTCGGTTTACCGACAATAGTTGCTGAATAACTGGATATGGTTGATCCGTATGCTCCAGTTCCTTTAGAGAAATCGACTTTCAGGTTAGATAGGACAGAAACGAACTTATTCTCACCAAGCAGGTTGTTGACAGCTGTATTAGTGTCTCGAACTGTAAACGACGATAGAGTAGGTTTAACAGATTCAGGAACATTTAAGGATAAGTTTTTCTCATCCCTAGCAATCTCTTTACCGTTTTGGTAAGTTATATACCTAACCTTACCAACACCCTTATCAGAATTAGGAACTTGATTACATAACTCCATAGGCGGTGTCCAACTATAGCTAGATACAAACTTTGTGGATCCTGTAACAATTTGTTTCCAATTTCCGAATTCAACCTCAACAGCGTGAGAGTAGTTGCTATCATTACGATCAACAGCTAATGTTACCGGACTACCTATAGTTCCTGATACAGGCTGGCCTTTACTACCCTTGAAAATATCCTTGAGTTTTAGGGTAAACTGTGCTTTCGCAGTACCATACCCGCCCAAGTTAACGACATACTCACAGGATACAGTAATCGTCTTAGTACCATCCGGGTTGTGTGGGATAAGGTAGTCTTTACCGAAGATATTACGCTTCTGGTTTTTCCCAATAACGGGGTCGATGTCGTAATGTTCTTCTATACCACCAACATTCAACCATAGACGTTTACCGCCATTCCCTGAGAAGATCTGACCACCACCTGAGGAAATTAACCGAACTTGCACATTGACAAGCGACGCATTCTGCTCAGGCTTCTGTACGTTCCAGTCAGACCATAATTCTAATTGTACGTCCCCGACCCAAGGACCCGAGAAGTTTACTACTACCATCTACTACACACCTCCTACATATAATGTTATATTTCTATCTGGATTCGATGGATCTTGCATTGTAACAAATCTACCTATACGAAGTGATTTGACAAACACCCCGTTATCAATTTGCAACACACCTTGAGAGATTGATGCAACCTCTTTACCCCCAGATATAAAAGAGATGCGATCTGTTGATACCAGAACTTTTGAAGAACCGTCTTTCTGACCTACAATGATACCTTCTTCTGATTGGGACATGTAGGTGTTGACGAACTCAGTCATGATCTTCATTTCACCGACTTTATTTTGCAACTCAGCGATCCGTTCACTAGCTCGAATAGTGGCTTGCTCGGCATCTTTACGACCAGCCTCTTCGATATCGATCAAGTTATGAACTTGGTTAATCCATTCGTCAACCACTTCCTTAGTTGCTTTTGCATCTAGCTCTGCCTTAAGTAAAGCATTGCGTTCAGAGAGTTGGTTGATCTGATCTTGAGTTAGGAGCTGGTCTGCTTTAGAAGCGATGGCAGTGTCAGTATCCTCAGGAGCAACGGAGTAGTCAGTAACAGTGTTACCGAACTCGATCTTAACACCAGTGACCCAGGCAGTACCTGACTTAGTTCCTTCTAAAAGGAAGCGTATGTCGGTACGGAGCTGGTCATAGTTTGGATTAGATCCGAAGTTATAAACTTTCTCGATTTTAATCCAATCTGAGCTACCTATATATACAAACATACCAGGCCATTCTGGTGAAGACACAGCGCCCGACTTAGAGTTACGTCTATAAAGCCCTCCTGATTTAAAACAGTTAAAGTTATTCCAAGGATAGTTTCCTCGTTGGACGTTCTCGTATTTAACCCAAGCGGACATAGTGAGAGTTGTATAGAACCTACTTGTGAACTCAGGAGCGATGTTAAACTGGAGATTATTCCTACCTTTAACAGACTCGATCCGAAAACATTCTGTCTGACCAGTTATATGGTTATCTGGGAGCTTCTCTATACCAGCATAGCCAGTAGCCCTACTGTTAATCCATAAATTGCGCCCACCGATGACTAGATCGCCGTTTAGAGATACCCATTTGTATCGGCTAGGATCACTGCTATCGCCCTGCTCATAGTCAGTGTAAGTACCGATGTATTTCTTACCATTTGACTGAGCTAAGCTGAAGTCAGATCTACCATCAGCACTGTTGGCATAGGCAAAGTGAACATACGGAGTACGTCCATCAGCACCAGGCTTACCTGGAATACCGTCGGCACCGTCACGACCTTTCCATCGTGTCCAACGGTACTTGCTTGGTTCCGGGCTATCCTCTCTGATGAAGTCTTGGTAGAGACCGATAAAAGGCTTGTTAGAATCTGTCTGACTGAATCCAATACGACCGTCATCAGCATCGGAATATGCGATGTGGGTGTATTGTGTTAAGCCATCTACTCCTCGAGGCCCAGGAATACCTTGATCCCCTTTAGGGCCTTGGAGACCTTGAATACCTTGTGGACCAGCCGGACCTGCAGGACCTTGGAGACCGCGATCACCTTGTTCACCTTTGTCCCCCTTAGCGCCATCGGCACCTTTAATCTTAGTCCATTTATAGACGTTAGGGTTGGTACTGTCTGCTTCTGTAAAGTCGGTGTAAGTACCAATATACTCTTTGTTAGTTGAGTCACTAACACTAAAATCACTAGTGCCGTTAGCCGAATTAGCATAAGCAAAGTGAATGTATGGTGTCTTACCGTCTGCACCCTTAGGGCCAGGAATACCGTTAGCCCCGTCGTCACCTTTCCACTTTGTCCATCTATAAGAAGAAGGAGTAGAGCTGTCAGTTGGGTTAAAGTCTTGGTAAATACCGATATAGGCTTTGTTAGAGTCTGTTTGACTGAATCCATTACCATAGGCGTTGTCGGCATAGGCAATGTGCGTATACTGGGTTCTACCGTCGGCACCTCTCTGACCTGGGATACCTTGATCACCTTTAGGGCCTTGCAGACCTTGGACACCCTGAGGACCTGGCGCACCGTTAGCACCATCAGCACCTTTTATAAGAGACCATTTATATTTGGTAGGGTCTGTACTATCCGCTTGGTCAAAGTCGGTGTAAGTACCCATATACTTCTTATTAGGGTCGCCAAATACAGTGAATCCTGTTCTACCGTCAGAGGAATCAGCGTAAGCAAAGTGAACATACGGGGTTCTACCATCAGCTCCGGGCTTACCTGGTACACCGTTAGCTCCGTCAGCACCACGTACTCTCTGCCATTTATACTTGGTAGGGTCATTCGAATCTGAGAAGTTATAGTCGGTGTAAGTACCCATGTATAGTTTCCTACTTACATCAACGTTAGTTATGACGAGTTCCGAGTCAATATCTCCGCTATCGTGGTATTCTTTACCAGTTGTGAAACCGGTATACCCATCGAGGCTATCGGCATAAGCGAAATGTATATATGGAGTTCTACCATCAGCACCCGGCGCACCAGGAATACCATTAGCACCGTCATAACCTCTCCATCTAGACCAATGATAATCTTCAGGACGATCGCTACCTGCGAAGTTAAAATCTTGGTATATACCTATAAGCTCGCAAGTAGTGCCCTCCTTAGGGTCTTTAGTAAAGGTATCATAATTAGGGACATCTACCCCATTCGCGGTCAGTTTCTTATTACACCAAGCAAGGTGTGTATACTGGGTTCTGCCGTCATCCAAATCGACAATAGTAATCTGACTAGTTGAAATTAAACTCATTATACGCCTCCTTCCTTGTCTTCTGGTGATAACGAGTAGTCTGTCGCAACTGTACCCTCTTCGACTTTAACCCCAGTAATCCAGGCAGTACCTGATTGAGTGTCCTCAAGAATGAAGCGAAGATCCATTTTCAACTCATCATAATTAGGATTCGAACCGTAGTCGTAAGTTACTTCGATACGCTTCCAATCAGAAGATCCATCGAATGTAAAATGCCCAGGGTAATCAATAGGAGCTACTTCATTTGTCTTGGAATTGCGTCTTTCCAATGGGATTGATTTAAAACAGTTAAATCCTTGCCAAGGGTTCGCCCCTTTTTTAACATTCTCATATTTAACCCAGGCAGACATTGTGAGCTTTTTATAAAAGCGTTTAGTGAAGTCTGGAGCAATATTAAATCTTAGATTGTTCTTTTGTCCGCTCTCAATACGATAACATTCTGTTTGACCGGTAATATGGTTTTCAGGGAGTTTCTCAATAGTGGCATAACCTTCACATTTACCATTTACCCATAAGTTCCGACCAATGACTTTGGTATTGCCGACCGTATCGTCCCGTTTATATTTAGTAGGGTCAGTACTAACGGCCCCGTTTTTAGTTGTAATTGCGACAGAAAAGGTCGCTTTATCTTCGACATCAATACGAGTAACGCTAATACTCTTCCTTTTAGACTCAGGGCGTTGTTCCCATGATTCATCAACTTCACCATTAGCATTAGTCTTAGTCCAAATATAGTTAAAGGCTTCACCATGAGTATCAATCTCGACATCATCTCTAAATAGCTTAGCTGTTAATACAGTGTCAATGACGCCGTTCTTAAACACATCTCCATTACTAGACTCGATTGTAGTCAGAACCGGAGACACCCCGTCATTAACTGTAGCGATAGTCACATCTTGAAACTCAACCATCTGACCTTGCACCCAAGCTTGAATTGTGATGAGCGCATTACCGCTAGTACCTACATTAGATCGTGATGCTCTGAATCGAGTACCACTACCTGCAAGGTTGTTGTCAATGAAGTAACTGAAATCAACGTCAGTAACTTCAGATTTACCTTTATACAAGGTTGGGATAAGCTCACAGCTATCTGTCAACTCACGGAACATCGTAGGCCCTGTAGTTTTTACAGTCATTTTGAAAGGTTGAGCGTCATTAATCATACGTGACATTGTATTCATCAACGTAGAGTTGTTAGTTGGTCGAATAGCAACAACGTTAGACAAGGTAAGCTTAGTCTTACTATGATCTGTAGAACAGCGCACCATCTCAACAACACGAGCTCTGATAAGCAATCCGCCGACAAAGTTTTCATCTGTCATGAAGATTACATCACCAATCTTAATGTCGTAACGTTGAAGAACCATAGCAGAGTTAAGACTGATTTCCCATGTCGTAATAGGATACATGTAATTACGTAGCATCTTAACCCCGTAACCCCATGCTTCATCTGCGTTAGTAAACTCAGTTTTCACATCACGTACAATCCATGGGTCACAGTTATCCCTCTTGTTAACTGACGGATAGAGCTTAGCAGAGATAGGGGCATAAATTGTATGAGATCCCCGGTTACAGTACATCTCAACGTGTGTACCGTCTGGAGCTTTAATCTCACGAGAGTTAGGGAAGGTGATGTAGGCACCATCTTTATTCCGCATCCGGATAGCAGAAAAGAGATTAGTCTTGTCTTCTTTCTTAATAACAGAAGCGACATCTCGACCCATCTGTAACCGAATATCCGTACGAACTCGTCCTAAACCAGGTTCATGATCTTTTGCGTTATTCCGAGATTTATAAACATTAAGTATGTACTTATCAATCTGGCCACCATCGGTAAGTTTGGTTATAATCTCCATCTCACCATCAAACGCTTCAACAAGTTTAATGATACGAGCCAAACAAGTGTCATCATCTGATTCAAACTTAAGCGTCTGCTTGGTATTACGAATTTCGCAAACACCCAATTCAATACGAGTAAATTTAAAGAGTTGCATAGCTTCAACGTATTCTAAGAATGATTTAGCATCCTTACTTTCATACGCTACAACTTTCTCATTAAGTAACTCTAAGTTAGTTGTAACACATTCCAAAGTAATAGTATAGTCAGTTTCTCTACGAGTCATTACGTTAAACACGTAATCGATATCATCTTCATGGAAAGAGATATAAGACTCTGTAGTGAGATTGGCTATACGTTCATTTAGAACACCATTTGAATATTTATCGACAGTAAAAGTAAAGGTAGCCGAACCCTTACCGCAGTATTGATGGAACTCTTCGTCATAATATTTCAGAGAACCTGGAACATCGTTGTTAATATGGTCAACAATATTCATTGCGTTATCATGAACTGCTAACTGCCATGCAGGTTTTACATTCATTTTGAAGTTTCGGCCTCCTTTCTTACAGCCATGCTTCTTCCCACTCTACAATGACCTCAGGGGCTGTTGTAACAAAGCCAGAAGAATGAATTTCAAGTTGCGACTCCCCGGGAGGAATTGCAAAGTAGCGAGATCCGTTAGCTAAGTCGCTTTCAGCGCCTACCCCTTGAGAAGAGGCTTCAGGGTCAGCTATATATGAGATCTTACCTTCATACATATCAACCACAAGTTCACTACCAGCGTTATACTTGTTAGGAACAAGGTCGTAACGTTGGACATTAGTCTTTTGGAATTTAAGTGATTGTACACATAAGGTATCCAAATGACCAATGCCTGGTCTCTCGCTCCGTGCTCTACCATAAAGAACCCAAATCTTAGTACATTCTAAGTTCTCTTTGGTAGCATCAACGATAGTCTTAGGAATACCGTTATATCCATATGTGAACTTTGGACCATCCTTAATAACATAAGCATTACCGGTTCTACTATTGAAAGCAGGGTTCGGTCGTTGTTGACCTGGCTCATTGTTATTAGATCCGAATTCATTCTCTTCACGAGGCAACTTGTGAATATCAGTTGTGGTGAAGACTTGCACAACCTTATCGCTGTCAGTTGTGTATTTATCCAAGCTGTAGGCACATATAAGTCGGTCATTATCGTCCATAAACATAATTGCCAACAGACCGGTTTGACCAATCTTAGATGCCCAAAGTTTTAGGTTAAAATCACAACGGAAGTTCTTAGCACCTTTCACATTGTTCTTATCAGCGGGCAGAGCGTACTCATATACAACACACCCCCAGTCTTGACCAACACCTTTAGACCCAGAACGAGTCCAGTGTAATCCGGGACAAGGATAACCAACACTACCTGCATCTCGTGGTGCCCAGTCAAGTGTTAAGTCACTAATCTCAGCATGACTAGCTACAGTTAAAGGAGATTGTGAGCTAAGTTTACCACCAATATTCACCCCTTTACGCCATCCAGCAGAGTCGTTTGGTGTTAAGTTAAGCAGTAGTTGCGATTGGTCGTATGATCCGGAAGCGGTTACAGCACCGTCTCTTCCTGAGGAGCTTGTACCGATTTCCATCACACCGTTTTTATTAACAATACCAATCCAACCGTTAGTTCCAGCGTTCTTAATTCTAATGCGAGGATATGCTGGTGCGCTTCCTGCATTATTTAAAGTCATTTTGACAATATTCCCCTCTTTAGTAAGAGAACCAATGTCTGGAGAGTTGGTCTTCGATGTCAGTACCTTTGTAAGCTCGGAATGTAATAAACCATCCGGAACTTCAAATGAAATAGACACAGTAGCCTGACTCTTTTGCAAATCCTCAGTGAACTTAGGTTGACCTGATGTCACAGCAAGGTAGTATTTACCATCCTGGTCATCAAACTGTAATTTCTTTGGTCCATCAGGACAATCAAGAGCCCGAGCCAGTTTCGTACGAAGCGATAATAGCTCAGCTGGACTCCCTGTCTTTTGTCCTTCAATGGTAATATCATAAGAGCTTCTTCTACCAGAAACCCATGTCTTACCAAAACGGCCAGTGCCGGCAGAATATGTGTGTTCTTGACCAGCACCAGCATTACGTTCAACTTTAGTTACAGCATCGAGGAGTTTACCAATATCAACAGCATCAGTTCCTTCACCAAAGATTATAGAGAAGTATGATTCATCTCTCATAATCGTGGTAACACTCCATCTAACATATTTAATCGATCACTGTAAGTCCGTTGCGCATCTGCCATACCTGGCGCCAATGCACGGTTTACAAGATCTTTATCCAAGTAAATTGGGTTGACTTGTCCTTGAGCAAGGAGGCCATTCCCAATAGCAGAGTTCTCAGTAAGCGTCGCCAATTTCTGATCTACATTATTTAGTCCCCGTACCACTTCATCAATAGAATAACGATTAGAAGCAATGCTACGGCTTGTAGGATTAAGCGACGAATAATTAATATTTGAACCAGTGAGTCCAAGATAACCAGCCCCATTCCATGTGTAGCCATCAATATTAGACATATCTAATACAGGAGTGATTACAGGAGAAAGCTCCATGTTATCGTCAAGGTACTCAGATGTTTCACCAAGGGCGTCTTGAATGTATTGTTGGACCTTAGTCATACTATTATTAACAGCATTAAAGGATCCGGTAGAGCCTAAACCTGAAGCAAACTCTACAACAATAGCACGACCAGATTTTGCTACTTGACGCCAACCTTCACCAGAGAAAGGACCTTCCTTCGCCGGAGAATGAGGGAATAATCTTTGCACCGCGCCCATAATAGACCCAACTGCGCCTTGAACAGCGGCCATAGCACGAGAGCTAGAAATACCTGATGCAAATGATTCAGAGATTGCTGCCCCTGATCCGGAAGCATCATATTTAAAGTTTTGACCAGCTACTGTAGCGACACCTTGAGCTTTCTCAGCAGCCAGTCTATCTTTAGACTGAATACCCGTACCGAATGTATCACCCGCTTTTCTACCAGCAGGCGTACCATCAACTTTATCCAATCCTTTATTAGCGCTATCTGCGACACTCTCAGCAGCCCCCATAGCTTTAGGACGAGAATTCCCAATGATAGTAGCTAAATTCTGCATCTCAGCCTCAGTAAGTTGCTTACCTTTGGCCCAGTCTGAGATCAACCGATTAGCTTCGTCTTGGCTAGTCTGTATCTTAGTATTGGTCTCTTGGTACATACCATCAACAGAGGTTAAAGCAGACGACTTAATCTTACTGATATTGTCCTCTACTCGACCAGGCGCTGCTTCAACAGGCCTCATAAAATTATCCATATGGGCTTGTGAAACTTGAGAGAAATCACCCTGAGCTAACTTCTCAAGCATCGCAGGAGGGATTGCACCAGATTTAAGTGCAGCCAGTGCTAGAGTGGTATCTAAGCGTCCGCCTAAATATGTGTCCAAGTTTGTAAAGGCTTGAGTTACAAGACTGACATCAAAGTTACCGTTTCCGGAAAGCCCTACTTCAACAGCGGCTTTAACCTCTTCAGCTCGCTTACCTGCAGCGCCAGAAGCCCCATCAAATCCAGACAAGTACTGTTGAATTTGTTCTGCTGATAGGCCTTCAAAATCGCCCTCCGCCATTTTCTGGATCATCTCTTGAGGAATTTGACCAGACTTAAGACCAGCTAGAGCCTTAGTCATGTCAAGTTTACCACCCAGGTGTTCGTTGAGTTTACCGAACGCTCCTTCAAGTAAGCTTAGATCGAAGCTACCATCGCCACCAAGTCCTTGTTCAAGGGTTTTCTTGATATCGTCAGCATTGGTCTTAACTTCAGGCTTAGCTGTAAGTACACCGTTAGCGTAGTCATACCCCGCTTTCTCAGCGATCTGTTTGACCTGAGCTTCAGACATACCCATCTCAACCATCTTAGCAAAGAGTTTACCTGCGGCATTGGCGTCGATTGTCTTGTTCTTAAGACCGTTAATAAACTCGTCAGCACCTTGGATACCCAATTGAGAACAGATAATCTTGAAGTATTCAAGCCCGTCTTTAGCGTTGCCAGCGAATCGCATAGCGGCCGCCATCTCAGCAGGACCAAGTTTATCCATTGTTTCAATGGCTTTGGTAATACCTTCGGTAGTAACAATCTCAGCATACTTCTTAGCACTATCCACGGCCTTACGTTGCATATTTAGCCAACCCTCAACCATGTCTTCCATACCCTTCTTGGCGTCTTCAAACATACCACCAATCAAAGGAATGTTACTTAGAAGATCTAAGATCATACCGATAAGTGAAGATACCGCTTCGATGATAACCTCAGACATTGCTTCGAACATCTCAAGGATGGCCACTGCAATAACATTACGGTTATTACGGAACCATTGGGCAATCTGTTGAATACCCCGTAGTAAGGCATCCGTGATATTAATAACAAATTGCGGAATTCGATTAATCAGTCCTTCAACGGCATTTGCTACGATCTCGATAAGTGCATTGGCAATATCGCCAGCCGCTTGACCTAGACCAATGATAATACCTTTAATCAGTTCAACACCGATTTCAATAAACTTACCGATATTACCGCTAATACCGCGGACCATACCAACAACCATACCTTCTGCCATACCAGCAACAACTTCAGCAATATCGCCAGATGACTTAGACGCCTCAGCAAAGAACTTACGGAAGTTTTTACCACCCTCTTCGCCGAGTCGAGAAACAGTATCGATAAGTCGAGTAATAGCGTCAATAATTGAGGCGACACCTTGCAAGAAGTATCCTATACCGGCTGATGCAATACCTATAGCGCCACCGATCATAAGGAGGGTACCGCCTAAAGTCGCAAGACCGGCCATTGCTTCAAAACCGCCAACCTTACCAAGTATTCCACCAATAGTAGCAATTGCAGTAACAACACCAACTAGTACTAAAGCTTGCGTCCAAATATGGTCAACAGGAATTGTTGTCAACTCTTTAAGAGCATATACAGATGCCATTAAAGCGCCTACTGTTGCGGCAAGACCAATAATACCTTCTTTCTTGATGTTCTGGGCGGCTTGTCCAATCTTAACAAAGGCATAAACCACACCAACAAGAGCAAGGCAGGCGCCGACAGTTTTAAGGAAGCTACCTTCCATCTTACTTAGAAGAAGAAGACCGGCAGATGCGACAAGGACAGACCCTGCTATAATACCTAGGTTCTTAACGCCTTCGTTAATACCTCTATCTCCGAGGTTATTCTTTTGCAAGACAACCGCCAAAGCGCCAAATGCGGCAGTAACGACGGCCATAGCGCCAAGCGCTTGTACAATAGCATCTGGGTTCTTCATCGCACCAATATTCTGAGCTAGACCCCGCATCATATACAGCATCGCCGTAATACCACCAAACATAACAAAGGCGTTCTTAGTAAATGATTGTTTAGTGTTATCGAGTTTACTAAATGCCACCGCAATACCTGCAATAACAGCAAGCATAATAGTAACGGCTGCTCCACCTTTTATAAGGACATCCGTATCAAGAGATCCGAGTTCGCTTACCGCTTTGGATATTCCGGCAACAGCTTTAGCCATGGTAATGAATGTAAGAATTGATGATGTCTTAACTTCCTTAAGGTTGCCTGTTGCAAGGAGAACTGCTGACATACCCACAATAATAGTGGCAACGGTATAAAGGCCTTTATTAAGAGTACTTTCATCAAGACTACCAACGTCTTTAACTACTTTAGCCACCTTCTTAATAGCGTACGCCAAACCAATAAAGGTTAAGATACCAATAGAGATTTTAGCAGAGCCACCATCAAATCCTTTAGCATTTCGTTGCATATGGGCCATTATAGCCATCAAGCCACCCATTGCTACAAGGATAGCCCCTGCAGAAAGAAGACCTTTCTTAAGAGACTCAGTATCCATACGACCTAGCAACATAACAGAGCCGGATATCATAAGAATAGACCCCGCTACGCCAAGCATACCAAGCATCATATCTTTTGCACTCTGAACTTTACTTGGATCGAACTTCTTAGTTGTCATAGAAAGTGACAGGTAGAATACTTCAAATACACCAAGTACAGCGACAAGTCCTAATACACCTCGTTGTAGCTTATCAGCAGGAATCATTGATAGGACTAGTAATGACCCAGTCAATGTTGCGATTGCTAACGCAAAGGACTTGATGTTTTGGAACTTAGCCTTAGCTTTGAAATGTCCGCTAATAGCCTTAAACATATTTGTCAATGAGCCAGTTACAGAGTTGGCCCCTTCGAAAATACCTTTACCAAATTCTCTAAACATGTCCTTAATGCCTAATACCTTCTTACGAGTATTCCAAAGGACAATGATTGCAGCGGCTAGAGTAAGAATCTTACCGACTGCCGCAGAGTCTGCTTTATTGAATGGAGCTAATACAGCACTGAATGTTTCACCGAGAAGTTTGGCCATGTCACCGATACTAGCAAAGACACCTTTACTCTTTTCATGAACACGGTCGACACTATCACCTAAGCGATTCATACCAGCTTCGGCTTCTCTCATCTTACGATCTCCGAAGTCGACTTCAGTAAGCTCATCTGCAGAAACACCAGTAACCTTGAACAGGTCTTTAAATCCGTCCCAAATCTTCTTAAGGACTTTTCCAATCTCTTCAAGGGCTTTCTTTACGCCTTTACTTACAGCTTCTACAGTTTCACCAAAATTCTTAAATGAGAAATTGGTATCTTTGAACCCAGCGCCGATTGATGATGCAAATTGTTTAATTAGATCCCATAATCCAGTTAATACGTGCTGAACACTACTTGGTAAGCTTGAGAAGAATCCTTTAAACCATGGACCAAATGTACTAGATATCCAGTTCATAGCAGAACTAAAGCCGTTCTTAATACCAGCACCAATCTTGGAAAAGGTATCACTTGAAACAACGTTACCCAAGCCTTGCCAGAAACCGCGGAACCAGCCCTTAAACGTTTCTAGGGTTGTCTTAAAGTTGCTGAAGTCCATCTTGGATTTGCCCATTTCTTTACGAATGGTATTAAAGGCTTCTCCAATAACGCCTGCGCCTAATCCTAACCCTCCAAAAATAGATTTAACCGCACCTAGTTCTCCAACCCATTTACGGAAACCGTCAATAGATTTAACAATACCAGGGACAATACCTTCAGAGAAGTTGGCAGTAAGAGCTTTACCAGCATCACTAAAGACTTTACCAGCACCACCGAAGTTAATCTTACCAAAGCTAATCTTCGAGATCTTAGAATTAAACCATTCAAATGCCTTACCGACGCTGTCTACAACAGGTTTAAGGAAAGACAAGGAGAATTTAACTTTGTCTAATTTATCAGCGTACTCTCCAAGAGTAGGCCAGTGCTTACGAACAATATCTCCAAAGGCCTTAAGAGAAAATGTAGAGTTTTCTAACCATTTTGAAAGTCCTTGGGTACCGCTCTTGATCGCACCGAAAGGATTAGACGCAAACGCCGCGAAACCTTTCTTAAGACCTGACATATCCGGCATAGAGAACTTAAAGTTCTTGAACATGTCACGAATACCCGGTGGAATCAGATATTCCCATTTAACCGCTTCGCGGAACTGCTTCCATGTTGTGATTTGTCTGTTAAGAACCTGATCCATAGCCCCGTTAAGGCTATTCCAGAATGTTCTATGACTTGTGATAGTCCGTCTATAGTTATTACGTAGACTGTTATAGAAACCTGAAAGGTGAGTTCTTAGTTTATGACCAAACTGACCAGCCCAAGAATCCATACGACCAGTTGCATCATTGAAATGCGAGAATCCGACAATGAATTTACCTAGGGCTTTACCGAAGATAGGGAATCGCTGTACAGCATTACCTACCCAGAATGACCACTCATTGAATTTCTTACCATTATCACCAAGTGCATGACCCAAAGTCTTAAACGGATTAGCAATCTTAGAGAAGAATCCGTGTAATTCTTGTTTAAGATGACCGATCGCAGGAGTTAGAAGTTTGATTACTTCCCATAATTTCTTGAACCAATCCATAACCTTCCCGACAATACCCGGAAGTTTATCAAATGCGGCAGACCACTTCTCAGAGAAGTTAGCTAAGCCGTTATGTACTGCATCCCAGAACTTATTAATAGCATTTCCTACGAAACTAAAGACCTTACCAATCTTGCTAAAGTTTATTAGTTTACTAATAAATACTTCAAACGCACGAATAGTTGTCCATAGGGCTTTCGCTATCATACCAACAATCAGAATAAAGTCTTTGATCATATGGTTTGGAATAAGCGTCGCGATGAGTTTCATCTTAGCGCCTACTTCAGTACCGATCCATTTAAGTCCTTGGAAAACAGCAATAAATATGTGTTGGAATGCATGAAGTTCAGCGCTTCCTAGTCTCAATTTTTCAGAAAGCTTTCCGATAATATCGACTAGCTTTTGCCCAACTACAGTACTTACATTTCCACCAAATACATGAGTGAAAGCGCCACCGATAGATTTAAATACGCCACCGATAGATCCGAATACGGAATCCATAAGCCCCATTACTTTGTCACGTCCACCTAAAGACACAAATGCTTTCGCAAATTCGTTAGCCTTTTCAGAAGTAGCACTCAAAGCATTGGCCGCAGCGTTACCCCATTTAGTCCAGAACGCAGTAAGTTCATCACTACCTGCTTGACCAAATAAAGTTTCCCATACACGAGCCCATCCAGATGTTACTTGGTCTGCAACAGCCTCTGCCGCTTCACCAAAGGTGTGGAAGTCAGAAGCCATCTTCTTCAAAGTTTCATCGTTAGCAAGCTGTTCAAGGGATTTGATTAAGACTTCGTTAGTTAACCAGCCGTCTTTAAGAGACCCCCGGAATCCTTCAGATAAGTCGACGTTTTGTCCTAAAGCCTTAGCAGTTTCAACCAAGATATCTTTAAACCGTTTAGTTGCCATACCGGCATTTTCAACTGACATCCAGTTCTGAGTATTCATCATACCCATTTGCAATGCTTGTTGTACCCCGAATTGGAGTGAACGGTTAAATCCATCTGTACTTGCACCAGCGGAAGCAGCCAGGTTACCCCAACCTTTCAATGCGGTAGTGGCATCATCGAGACCCACCCCGGCATTTACGAACTGAGCAAGTGAGTTGTGCATTTGCTTAACTGAGTATTTGGTTGTTTCTGCATACTTTTGTAACTCATCAAGGGATCCTGTAATATGACCCATCTCGGATTTACCCAATGCAGCAACCAGCATATTTACTGAGTTAACCTTGTCTTCAAACTGACCGAAACCAGCTTTAAGCGGAGCGATTGTATTAAGGATCTTACCCGCAAAGTTCTTCGCCATAGACAATCCGGCCATTGTAGCATTAGCCGCAATATTACCCAAGGCAATAGATGCTATCGATTGTAGCATCCCAAACTTACCACTAGTCTGATGTACTGAGGTATCAATAGACTGAATAGCCTCAGATGCTTGCTTACCACCTAATGTAATAGGTGATACGAAGTTTAAGATACCCGATGCAAATTTACCAAAGGTTCCTGTCGCACTACCAACAGCAGATCCGATTTTGTTGAATGCGCCCATATAGACATCCCCTAGTTTAGGGGCAGAGCTCATCAATTCGGTAAGGGAGCGACCTAGAGATTTAGTGGCTTTCTCGGTATTTGCAAAGCTAGATTTACCATCGACTTTTGCAAGGGATTTATCTAAGTCTTCAAGAGACGATAAGGACTCTTTAAGACCTGTCTTGAACTGTTCATTATCAATACCGAGCTTAATAAGACGTTCTTCAATTATTTGTCTACTCAATTACTTTTTCCACCTCCCTCAATATCTCATCTGCAATAGAATCTACAATAGGAGTAACAAAGTTATTAGCAGGAACATATCCACCAGTACCAGTACCGTGGCCGTTAACAATAAGCACAACAAGAGGGGTACCATCTTTGATCTTCTTAGAGTTGGAATAGTATAAACTTAAACCATTTTGAGATTTTTCAACCTCCATACCCCAAGAAGAAGCTGTTGACCCTGATCGTTTAGGAGTAGCAGAAATCAGCCGGCTCAATCCACTCCGTCCACGAGATTGTAAAGCATGTCGAACTGAATCCATGTTTTCGGCTTTCTTAGCCATTGTAGACAACCCGGTTTTCTTCTTAATTGTCTGCACCTTTATTCTCATTTCGTTCACGCTCCTCTCGCATCTTACGAATTTTCTCTTGCCGTTCATTATTAATACGATCATAGTCATCCAATATTTGACTCGTAGATTTCTTCTTCTTAGGTGCGTTGAATTCACCGATGACGCCTAAAAGAGTTAAGAGTCTATGAATGTTCCAAGTATCACATTCGAATGGAACCCTCGCATTGGCCATATAAGCATATATAACCTCTGACGTCATAACCATTCCATTATTACTTGGTTTCTCCACTGGATTGATAACTGTAGCTGTTGGCTTATCCTCCAGGTATAACGAAATCTGTTCAATTACATCTGGTGTTAAATCCGAGTAGCTTATATCCTCTTGACACATTAATAAGAAATAGTCAAAGAGCTCAGCAGTGGTCTTTTCCTCTCGAGTTAAAAAAGGCTTGCGATATAATGTCTCCCACTCCGCAACAGTTTTTAAACTATGCTCGAAATGTAAACGGCGACCTGGTATAGTTATGAATTGATACGTGTCCTCATTATAATATTCCCGATCGGGTGTATCAATAACTAACATATATACCTCGCTATCAAATAAAAATAAAAGAGGGGTGTAAATTTACCCCTCAATTATCTTATTTCTTGAGTTTAGAAACTGATTCCGGAACAGTTCCTTTGTTTGGATCACCTACAAGGGCGCTAAAGAATTTAGAAGTTTCTTTACCATCTGCGGATACAGCATCTGTAATCATATCAATGAATAGTTCAGAGTATGCTTCAGAGTTAGCAAATTCTTCTTGGGTTTTCTTATCCTTCCGGAAAGTACGACCATCTTCAGAACGTTCACCGTAAGCCATCTTAAGGATAGATTCAACGAAGTCGAAGATCTCATCAACGTCTTCACGGCTCATCATTTCTTTGATATAGTCGTCCCAATCCTTTTTAGCACGACCCATGATACGAATAATTTCGTCTTTACGTAAGTGGAACCAAAGTTCCTCTGTTACTGGTTCCCCAGTGAGTAAGTTGTTATAAGTTACTGTTTTAGAAATCATCTCTATACTCCTTTAATGTAGATTTATATTTCATTTTGAATTTTTGACGTCAACACGAACCTCAGTTGTCCAACCCCTATCCCACGTCATTAAATTCTAATTACCCAGCGACAAGACCGAGAGTAGTGAACACTTCTTCTGGTGTTGGAAGAGTTGGTTCAGAATCCGCAGAACCATAAATCTTCTTCTCAAGTTCAGCAAGTTTGTCTTTGTCAACCAAAGTGCTGTTGATTTCAACGTGCGCAGTTGGTTTCATACCTGGAACTGGTGTTGGTACTGTATCGAAGTCCCAAGAGAACTCAAGAGCGTCTGGGCTTTCGTTAACTGTTTGGTATTCTTTACTTGATACACCAGCAGATGCTGAGTAAACAAGGTGAAGAATGTATCCATGGTCCAAACCTTCAGTATCGTTACCGATACCAGTACGGTATGAAAGACCGAAGTCAGAACGAGCTTGACCAGATACAGTCACACCAGCAAGTTCTTTCTTACCGCCAGCTCCGTTAGTGATCGGGCTACGTTTACCTTGACATTTGTTCCATTCTTGTGGATAAGTGTAGGCAGAGATTTGTCCTTTGAAACGTTCGTCTGAACGCAAGTTAAGGTATTTCTTGTTGTTTGCGTATTTGGCCGTAGATTCAGCACCTTCTGGTGATTCTGAAACTTTAGTCAAACCATCCCAAGCTACACCTTTTTCGTAGCTACCGTCACTCTTCTTAAGGAAAAGAACCCCGTTGTCAACACCGTATTCGTATAAACGTTTAGTATCCTGATCCCAAACTAATTTTGTCATTTAAAAATTCCTCCAAAAATTAAGCTTCTGAAAATTCGCCAAATGCATTGATGCGTTCGCCGTTTTCAACATTACCACAAGCAACATAACGTCGCTTACCACTAGTTGCACCGATGTAAGACAACCAACGATATCCATCAGCATCCATCCACTGATCGTAGATAAATGTTTGTCCCGGTGTGTAAACTTCTACGATCTCAGCAGTAACATGTGGAGCAGTACGGACATTAAGTCCAGCCACCATTACCGTGAATTTCGCAGTTTCTTCGTTTACAACAACCTCGTCTTCAGGAGTCTCGGGTTGTGGTGCGATGACAGGGTCTCCTTGAGGAAGACCAGTATATGGAGGATAGAACCACCCAACAATACCGTCAAAGTTACGTTCGTTATATCGTGCTGGACCACCAACGTATAATGAATCAGCATTTCCGTCAATGTTTTGCTCGATAGTCTTGATCGTATAACCATCCGAGTCTTCGATAACAAGACCTGTATGCCCATAAGGGTGTCCATACAAGTATGTTGTATCCATAACAAAGATAGCCCCTGCTCGAGGGTTTACACCAACTGCATCGTATACAACTTCATACCCCAAACTTGCCGCAGAATCCAATAGATCAATAGCATTACCCCATAGAATCTTACCGAAGTAAATTTGAGAAATACTATTTGGTAAGTCTACACATTGAGTTCCATAAGAACCGTCTGCATCAGTACCTACCCCTTGATCCGCTAAAGAACGGGCATAATTAACAACCTCTTCTACTGTAGCCAAATCGACATTTCCTTTCTAAACATAAATCACAAAGACCTTGTGATATAATCCGTTAACCTTATACTCAGATCTAAAAGCAGAATACATAAACGTATTCGAGATCTTCATAAATATTTCATCCGACTCGTTCTTAGACATATAAACGACCTTATACCCTATGTTAGACATATAAGGTTTGTTATTTGCCTTACGAACATCAAAGTCTTCCCTAGTAACAACACAAGCTGGAAACTTAAGCGTAACATCATCAGGAGGAGTGAAATAAATATTCGGACAGATCTTTTGTTTTAGAACTTCGAGAAATTCCTTTCTTGTCTTAAACCCCATAGTTCGTTACCTCACATTTGAATTATACAATTATAATTAGTAATAGTAGATTAGTAGTATAAATTATTATAACTGCTCGTCCGTATGTTCAGTAACTTTAGTTGATAGGACCTTAACAATATCGGTATACTTCGTCCCATCCCAGATCTGAATAATCCCATCTTTTAAAACCAGTGAGTTCTTTTGAAGTTCACTAGTTTCATCCGGCGGGGTCATCAACACACCCAAATGATCAAATGCGTCAATTTTTAATTCATTTTGAGATTTTCGAGAAGTTTCATTCACTCGCTGTTCTAACTCTGACTTAAGCTCTGAAAGCTCAAGGTCTTCCACCGTTAACGCAACTCGAGGAGGATACGGTCTAATCGTACCAACTTTATAGAACGAGCCCATATAAAGAATATGACTAATTCTATTCACTCGGTCAGATGCATCATTAGGCAAAAGAACATCGAACTTAAGTTTCGACTTAGTATTCTGGTTAACTGAGTCACTATCCTCAATCATAAATGATTTAGTAGATATTCTAGCAATTAACAAAGGGGATACCGTATAGGTATAACGATGATCCCCAATTTCAACTTCTTCTGTCTCTTTGGAACGGAAGATAAGTCTAATTCCAGCTTTTGTCATTTCGTTACCTTCCTAACTTTCAAAGACTATTCAGCTTTTTTAGGTTTCTTTTGCTTTGGAGCTGTTTCAACATCACCGAGTTTCTTTTCTTCCTCAGTCATAACAACTCCGTTAACTGCCGCGTCGTAATCTACAGCCTTAGCACCTACACCTTTGAATTCAGTTGGGTCTGTTTGAACAGTCCAAGTTGGTTTAGTCTTAAGACCAGTAGAATCGAAGTTAACAGCAGTTTCTTCAACTTCACCCTTAGTTGTTACAGTAACGACGATGAATGATTTAGGTGTACGGATTGCTCCAGAAAGACGAGCATGCATCAAATATTTATGTTGCATGAAGTCAATATCGAAGCTATCAAATGTAGCAATTTCACCGTTCTTAGACATACCGAATTGATAGTCTACAAGGTTACCGATGATGAATGTTCCTTGTGGAAGTGCACGGTATTCAATAACTTCATCGCACATGAAGTATGCTGCGATGTTAGCGTTACCTGGTACTTGGTTGTTGTCCATAGATGGAGCATACAAGTAACGACCGTTCTTGTCTTTAAGAGTCTTCAACTTAGCCAAGTCGAATGGGTTAATGTAAAGACATGGTTTACCAGAACCTTGGTACGCAGGGAATGCTTTGCTGATCACTTCGTCAACCGCAGTTTCAAATGAAGCAGCAGTTACTTTAATTGTGAATAATGGGTCATCTTTGATGATAGGGCGAATATGTTTTTCGCTGATCTTTTCAGGGTTACGTTTACCGTCAGAAAGTGTCAATGGACGTCCGTCAGACAAGAAAGCAGCTTTAACGATTTCTTCTTTGAACTTAGCCATTTGTACTTGTTGAATGAAGTTAACTGCAGCGAATCCACCATCTTGCAAGTCGATCAAATCGTCATGATCGATTGTTTCACGACGGTGAACTGAACCTGGAGTAGTTTCACGGAAGTAAACTTCTTCAATAGAGTCAAGAGTTTGGTTACCTTTAATGTATCCACGAGCACGAGCTTCGTCTTCAGTAAGGTTAGCAAACATGTTTTTAACACGAGGAAGTGGTGATTTACCGAATTGCCCCATGATCTTGTCAATGTTAAGAGATCCTGGGTTGTATACGTTAATACCACCGTTTGTTGCAGGTTGTGGGAACAATGTTTCCATACCTACCAAACCGTGTTGTAGTGAATCTTCACCAAGAATATCGTTTGCACGAAGTACTCCTGCAAATGAAGTAGCGTTCCCTTGAATTGCGCTTTGTAATAGTGTATCCAATTCTGCTTCAGATACAGCAGTATTAGTAGTTCCTTGGAATTGATTATGTTTCAAAACTTCTTCTCCTTCGAAAATAGAATGTGACACTGTGTCACCAGCAGCATCTGCACCAGACTCAGATTCTACAGCAACTTCATTGTCTTCTGTAGCACCCTCACCTGTTTCGGTTTCAACTTCTTCGTCCAAACCGTTAACTTCTAACTCATTTTGAGTTTTTTCAGCTTCTTCCGCTTCTTCAGCTTCTTGGGCTTGCAAAGCAGCGTCTACGTCAGATAGAACTCCACCGATGAGAGTTTCAACCTCTTCCTCGGTTAGACCTTCTAACAGTTCGTCATATGTACGAGACATGCGTCCCTCCTTTTCTACTTCTAACTCGTCGTCATCAATTCCTGAATGAACGAGTTCCTGAGTGATACCAGTATGAATGGTAGCACGGTCGCTTTCATACTCTTCAGTCCCGTACGCGCTATGAAGCATTACATGTTCGATCAGCGCTCCAGGGTTAGCACCTTTAAGAACAAGACTTACTTCATAGATTTCTCCATGAATAACGTCATTTCCGTTCTTGCGGATACCACGAGCCCCAATAGACATAGCGTTCAAATCACCATGTTGTAAAAGGACTCGAGTGTCTTGAGCATGTTCAGTATCATTAAGATACCCATACCCATAAACACCCTGGTCACGATGCTGAAGTTTCATGTACCCCAACACGTTTGAGGGACTGGAGTAATCATGTTGCCATACGATAGGAACTTGAGCGCCATCACTTTGTAGAAATGCATCATGACGAATCGTCACACCATCACTACATCGGATATCGTTCTTCGTTACCCATCCGGCGAAATCAGCCTTATTTTGCAACTAGAAAACCTCCATAAAATTTTTATACATCCAAGAGACGTCCGTACTCATCTACCGGATTTCCGTCCGCATCGACATACCCACCTTGGCCATCGTTGTAGATTTCGGGATACCCCTGGGTTGTACCATTAGGATCACCAATACCCATTAGGTCCATACCTGTAGAGATGTTCTTATTAAAGAGCATATCTGCGATACGGCTTGGGTGAGGTGCTCGACCTAGCATTGCACGGATTTCATTCGAAGTAAATATTGCATTCCGAGCAAAGAGATCTGCCGCAGTACCTAGTTGTTCAACTGGTAACATACGGAATGGGTCACGATAATACTGAATTACCTGACCTTGCGTTCTAGCGGTCTTGGTTAGGAACGTTCTGTTAATACCATCAACAATAGTCTGTAGAACAGGGTCTACCGCACGATGGTAATACAAATTAAGCTCTGCTTGTCCCGCAGTACCGTCAAGAATCTTAGAAGAGATACCGACTTGGTTGTAATAGTCTTGTTGCAACTTACGTAAGTCGTCAACAAGGTTGTTCATAATGTTACCACCAGTGTGAATGAATTTTTCATTCGCATCCAAGGTAGCAATACCGAACTGACTATTAGCTAGCTCTTCTTCAAGTTTCTTTTTACGATCTTGCGCTAAAGCCTGCCTATGTTCGCTCTTAGTAGCATACGGTACTTGAATGAAGCCATTCAAACGACCTGCTACGATCGCCTTATCCTGGGAGTACATAAGGTCCATCTTCTGCTCTATCAGTCGTAGAGTAGCGTTCTGGTCTTTAAGTAGCCCAATCAAAGGAGACTCTAAGATAACCACAGATTGCTTAGATAAAGTTAGGTCTTGTTCTAAACCATTTTGATCATTATAGACCCTAACCCGAACGGCACGAGGATACCACTGCATAATCTTACCTACTCGCATAGACAAGACATCATAGGAACCTTCATCATTCGGTTTTGTAGTCGTATCAACGGGGACAATCGCTACAGTACCCTCTTCCAATAGTGACCAGGCCAAATCGTAAATGAATGCACGACCAGTTTGGTCAATATTAGCAGACAGTGTTAAGCAATCGATCAAACCCGACTCTACAGGAGTTTGATTACCGTCTTCTTCATTGATCTTTAAATGTTTAAAGTCGACCATTGCGACGTCAAGAGCGATCATGGAAATAATACTATTCACCAAATCTTGACGTTTAAAATTGTAACCACGAAGCGCACTTGTCGATCGTCCCCAACCAGAGCCGGAAACTAATGACTCATCATAGTCTAAACCATTTCGCGTAGACATGAATGCGTTCCATGATCCTAAGGGGTTATTTACCATCCTACAAGAATGCCTCCTTATTACGTTTATAGGCAACCCAAGCATCCATCAAAGCGGCAACGTTATCGATCTTTTCATTGCTTCGCATTTTGGAAAGTTTGTAGTTACCGTTATTGTCTTGAATTACAACAGCATTACCCATTGCGTATTTCATAAGCTCCTCGAAGAAAATAAGGTCGCGAGATGTCGCCATGTTCTTAATTTCACCTAAAGGAACAGACTCAGTTCTAACACCTTGTCGTACGACTTCGACACCGACGTCTCCGTTCTCCATAGTCCAACGATCAACAAACTCAGCAGCATTATATGGGTCGTATCCAAATGAGATAACGCTCCATTCCATCTCTTCGATGTAACGTTCAACATCATCATATACTTGTTCCCAGTCAAGATAATTACCGGGTAGTATAATCAGAGTACCCTCTGCCTGAAGCTGATCATACTTTTGTTGTGCCGCAGAGTTGAGACGTAGGTATTTAACTTCCGAAACGTATGACCTTGTTTGTACACCGTATCTACCTCTACCAAGAGGTATAATCCAAGTGAATGCCCAGAAGTCATCCCCTTGAGAAGCATCCATACCCATTGAGACTTCCATACGTCTGAAGTTCTGTCTCCGATGAAGTTCTGTTTCTTCGAAAGTAAAGAAGTATGTCGTCCCTTCCACAGGTATCCCAAACCGTTTAGCCAGGATATCGTTCCTGTTCGCAGGAGAGTGTTCGGCCCGTCTAACGTCACGTTGATAAGCTTCATAAGAAACTGTAATACCGATGTTAGGACAAGCCTTCATCCACATGTCGGGGTTGCCGACTTCTGCGAGATCATCTAAACGATAATACCAAATAGAGGTATGTGGGTCATAGTATTGCCCACGAAGAATATCAAGAAGCTCTTTCTTGATAGCATCCCCTACCGAGTCACGAACTGTACCCTCAGAAGATACGGCCAAGATAATGTAGTCGTCAATACCGTCTTTAGAAGCAGATTGCTCCAAGGCACCGATAATATCTTCTTTGATATCACCAGACAACCACTCATCGACAGATGCATACTTGGCACGAGACCCTTGAAGTTTACTACGAGTCATTGGTTTGACCTGTAGTATGGAGTTTGTCAGCTTATTAACAATACCGTCTTTAGTAACAGCAAGTTGCGCTTGCGACTTTTGGGTACGAGCTTTATTAGAGCCTTTAGTAAGAACTCGGAATAAAGGAAAACCTTCAGTCGAGCTAGCCGCTTTAGTTATAGCTGTAGCAAATGGGTATAGCACCTCTTCTGCCTGAGCCATAGTTGGAGCGGTTGTTACTTGTTGTGTTGAGTTCGTGTCGATTACCAAGCCGTAAGCATGATGCAGTGTTGCATATAGCGACTTGGCATTACCCCGAGCGACGATCAGATACTGTTTGTTTCTAAGTCTGCGCTTATGTTTAACTATTTTGAATTTTCCGGTGTGTGGGTCATAGACCTTCTCTTCCTTGATCTCAAACCAAGCTAGCAGGTCTTCTGCCCAAAGACGGAAAGTAGGCAATAGGGTCAATGGTCTACCATCAACCAGGGTCATCTCGTTCTCACAGAAGTCAATAAACCCTTGAATAGCATCGCTATCGTAATAATAATTTGGGTTGGCGATATCCGCATCGATTCGGTTCATCTGCATCGAGACCTCGCGACATACAGGAATCTCACCGCGTATTACAGCGTCTCTAAATCTACCGTACTCGACAGGAACCGCAGTGTTACTAAATACCACCGATTACTCCTTTTATTTTACAAAGTATTATTTGCGTCGATTCTTAACATCTTTAGCATGTGCCGCTGCCATATCTTTAGCATGTTTACGACGTGCTTCAAGTACTTTAGCGACTCTTTCATAAGATTTCGCATTACGCATATAAGCATCATGATATTTCTGTTCAGACGGATCTAAAGTTTTACCATTCATGACACCGCTTTTAGTTTTACGGATATTATCAGTCATGTTCTGTTCGACTGTTTTCTTATCACGTAACGCGTCTTTAACATGTTCATCAATAGCTCTCTTATCAGCGGCATACGCAAGATCTTCGGTAAGAGCTTCTGCAGCATCCGTAATTGGATTTTTACGCTTCTTCCACTTCATACCTTTCTTACCGTAGTGTTGCAACAAATCCTCATTTGATGGGATATATACCCCATTAATGTTTTCACCCATTTCATTTACCTCTATTCTCGTTATTGGCATAGTGTTTGATTACACCACTCTTCTGAATACTCTCAGGTACATAGATATCGACACCTCGAATATTCACAGATTGTGTAAAGTTGGTCATAGTAATGGGTACATCTTTAAATGCTTTAGCCCATTCTTGACGTGTCTTGAAGTCTTTTATAGCCTTCTCAATAGCCTTAGTATCAGATTTATTGATGTTCTTCGTAGCAACCGAAGATGGGATCTTACTATAAACATCAATACCGGCAGAGATAGCTTTCCCTATGAACTTAAGTCGAGCTTGTTGCTTTTTCTTAAGAGCTTCTGCTCTAGCTTTACCTGGAGCTTCTGCTAACTCTTTAAGCTTACGTTCAGACTCAATTCTAGCGATTTTGGCTTTGAGCGCTTTAGTCGATACTTTGTCTCTATGACGATATAGGTTGATGACTTCTAACTCTCGTTGATACTCATCAACAGGCATAGACTTTTTACGCTTGACTACAGCATTAACCACAGCCTTTTGCGACCTTGACTTTTGACGTCTACCAGATACACCAGCACGACGAGAGCCAAATATATGTTGGTACCACTTCATCCCTTTACGACCAGCGTGAAGTAATACATCATCAGATGTCTCTATTGACATATTCCACCTCCCAACGAGCTCGAGTGAGATTTTCGTCACGAGCTTCTTTTAGTGCCGTAAGGACAGATGCTTGTGGTGGGTCATAAGAAATCATGACGCTGATACCGACAAACGTCTTAGCAAAAGACATATTATCAAGTCGCCGTTTTATACCTTCATCCAGATCATCGATATGCCCATAGAAAAAGTCACCCCATGTAAGATCTGGATTAGCAACAACACTACAAGTATGTCCTATACCGTTTTGTACAAGAATACCTAAGGCAGTATCGATAGCCAAACCTATCTGAGTTTTTACAACTTTGTTGGACTCGGGATCTGAATCATGTAATACACCGACGAAGTTAAGAATGTCTTCATAGATTGTATTCATTCATTTCATCCTTACCATAGTTTAGTATCACCCGGTTTACGTTCCACCCATTCTTGATACTCCTTCTGATCGTAGTGGATTCGTTTGTGGGTATAATCAGAGACCGTGATAAGTCCGTCAGGATCGAAACAATTCTCGGTCAGATTCTCAATGTCTTCTCTAGTTAGAGGATTCATATGATGGACAGTGATAACACCGTCAACATAAAGACCTCTTACCCCAAGGTCCTGTCCAAGATCTCTACGAATGATTTCGTTTCGACAGTTAAGCCAGGCTCTTGATTTATAGAAAGGGTTGGATATGTCTCTTGGAGCCTCATGTTGAATTCCACGAAGTCTAAGGTATTTCAATCGTTCTGTATAGGATTCGAGTTTAGACATTTCTTTGTAGGACAATCTATTGCTCATAGAAAGTCCCCTCAATAACATCAGATGGTTTACCAGCATAACCTTGGAACGCTTTGTGCGCTTCCTTGAAGTCAAGTTCAGCTTGTTGGTCACTACGAATCAAGTCGATACGTGCTTGCAATAGCTCTGCTTGTAGTTCAAGTTGTTTGCGCTCAAGACGAGCTTTAGGACTTGCTTGGTTTAACCAGTATACGATCTCCGAAGCCGAAGCAGTTCCTTCCTGAAGACGCTTTTCTGATAGCTCCATCGCAAGTGCCATCATTTGCATTTCACGCTGTTCAGGCGAACGTGCAGGTTTGTAGGCCCGTTGAGGAGTATCATAATTAGCAACTTCATTTGTCATAACTATTCAGCCTCTTCCTTTTGTTTCTTAGGTTTAGTAGTATCCGGCTCGATGATGTATGGACGATTCATCACATAACCTTCTTCAGTTTTAACCCATTCAGAGCCAACTTCAAGAACGATTAGGCGTTCGCCATTATCTGCCAGTCGAACAACATTGTCTTCTGACTGTTGTGGTGTCTGTCGAATGTAAACTCCAGCAGGGGCCACAACTTTGTATGTAGTTTTACTAGTTGCCACTTGACTTTTCCTTTCTTTATTTGTGTTGTCGAATCCTTCTTATGCTTTTGGACTCAAATAGACCGACTTTAAGTTAGTTTTACAAGTAACCAAAGTCCTGTCTAAGGTACCTATAGACTAAGACTATACGGAAAAGGAGCCAAACACGTATAGCCTCAGAAACCGATCTTAATATCGGCCTGTTAGAATCCAAAACCATTTTGAAAAAAATCGCAACGGGGGAATTTTTAATACCAGCGCCGATGCAAAGAAAGGGAGGGCTGTAATCAGACCCCCCGGGGGTATCAAATTTTTATATCATCTTCTGAATCTTCGAGGAAAGTGAGGTCCTCCTCATAATCAGCGGGTTTAGGAACAAGCTTCAAGTTTCCAAAGATGTTTTGTTCCAGAATTGAAGAAACAGCAACTGACCAAGCATGTTCATAGTCTTCTATCGATGCAGAAGTGAGCATTGGCATTAGTGTTGCAATGTAAGACTCAAGATTGTAACCATGACTAATGTCCCACTCACGCCAAAGGTCATACTGAGTCCAAGGATCGAATGGATTGTCTTCGGTAGTTAACATGAGTAGTCTCCTTTCTTTATAGGATAGAGATAGATTAGCCTAAGCTTATAGCCCATAGCTATACCTATTCCCTTTGCGGTAGGCACACAAGAACAGTAGGGTTAGAGAGCCCACTAAACTATTCGTTCTTGATCTTCCCAATAGTTGTTGGACTGACCCCTAAAGTTTCAGCAACTTGAGAGATTGTGTAACCATTTGCAAGTAACGCCTTGGCTTTGTTCTTTCTAGCGTCAGTCATAACTTTGTTAGGACGAGGAGTCGCTAGTGTCTTAAGCTGGGCGTCATCCATAAAGGACACCAGTTCTTTTAGTAACGTACCCGATACAGCGTTAGCTTGTACTGCATCCCACTCATCATCAGTGATTGTAACAGGGTTCCTGCCTGTACCAAGCTGTGCACGAGCCTTGTTCAGGGCTTGCTGCTTGATCCGGGAGATGTCATCCTTCTTCAAGACTTCGTCTTCAGATCGTCGAGCAATCTCAGCTTTACTAGATACTTCGGCCATACGTTGTGCTTGTCTCTCTTTGATACGATTAATCTTAACTTGATTAACTTTCTCTTTCATTGACAAGACTTCTGCAGCATAGATCTTAGCAGCCTTAGGATCACGGGCTGGCATTCTGATATCCGCTGACTCAGCGTCTACCCGTTTCTTATATGCCTTCAATTCATTTACGTAGTCCGCATAATGATGCTCCGTTTTTGTAGCGTTAGGCCCTAAGAATATGTTAGCATCCTCCACCATATTCACAAGATATGTTTCTTTTTTATTTCGCCATACCATTTTTGTTTTGCCAGTGCTTGATTTTGGATCCGGCACTTCTACACGGTACCCGTCAGTTATGACGGTTTGTTTATGGCGGGATATAATTGTGGAGGCCGATGTATATTTAGCATCCGGATTTAAATCTTTTTTAAGTGTATCCGGATCGACTACCCTATCAATTTTCCTAGTCTTAGGATTATATCTTTCCAGCTCACCGTATTTAATTCTATCGACGTGAGTCATATACCGCTTCATTAATGCATCGATCCCGTTTTCTTCAGCAGACCGTTTATAATTAAGCTTATGTTTCTCTGCGTCGATTACGACCATTGAGTGTTTTACGGCACGCGCAATTTCACTCGTTGGTGCACCCTGTAATGTCATATCCGTAATGAGGTTAGAAACGACCCCCATCAAAGTTTGCTGGTATTTCTTTTCGATAGGCTTAAATGTTCCCGGCTTATCTTGATACATATTAGGATCAAAGTTAGCCAGCTCTTTTAAGCTGTTAGCTGTCTTAAATTTCCCTTTGTTATTAGGAATAAGATATGCTGTATCCCCATCAAAGTCAGCCCCTGACATTTTAGCAGCGACCTTAGGGTGGATACCCACAGCATCAGGACTGTTCTTAGATATCATTTTACGAGCGACACTGTTATTATTTACAGTGAGCTCCGGCATTTCAAATCGACCCCCATGAGGATATCGAACAAGAACAACACGTTCCCCGTTTTTATAATTAGGAGCATAGATTTCATTCTCCTTCATATCGGGAACAGGTAAGATAACGTGCCCCTGAAATCCTTTAGGAGCTGCCGCTTTCATATGTACCTGCTTAGATTCCAGATCAGATGAAAATGAATCCAATAATTGTTTTCTAATTACCGGGTTGTTTACTTTCTTGATGCTATCATACTCATCATCGATTTGTTTTAAAGTAGCCTTCAAACGTTCATGAACAACAGTCGTAGGTTGTTTGGATAGGAATTGTGAGGATAAAGTCTTAGACCAGTTAGCCCAGTCACCTTCCTCATTTACAATATTGACAGACCCAATTTCTGCAACCTTATTACCATGTCTATCAGTAACCCCTTTTTTATATACAGGATTTCCTTTAGAATCGACAAGAACATTCTGACGTTTTACTGTAGCACCAAATGGGTTAGGTCCATCGATAGGTGCGCCACCATCAGGATTCTTTTTAAGAGGCTTCAGGACGTCCTGAGGCGCCTTATCTTTTGTTTTATTGGTATTGAATATAATATCAGTACCCTTTGAAACGTCTTTAAACATTTCCTCGGTACCATATAAAGCCATACCCTTAAGATAATGCGTATCACCCACGGCAATACGGACCTGTGCATAAGATGCTTTACCTAAATTAAGGTCTTTTACACCAGGGCGTAGGAACATAGCTCCGTCCATTGTGGATCCGTCATCATTTGTACCATGACCACGCTGTCCTTCTGGGATTGCATAGCGAATATGCACACGATCCCACCCAATAGACTTAGGACGCTCCATTTGTTGGAACATTCTACTATCTCCATCGATAGCAAACTCCTCAACTGGACGGATTTTATCCATGTTTTTATAGATATCTTTCCGTTCAACCCCCGCTTTTGTCAATACTTTGACTGGAGTGGAGTTATTTTTGTCTGTAACCTGGGCAATTCGGAGGCTATGGACCTCGTAATCACCAGATTCGACCAGTGCATTTAGTCCAGCTTTGAGTTTTTCCTTGGAAATACCCATCTGAACCTCGACTCCTTTACCCACATCCACGTATTTTGACCGTTTTACAGCGTCTTTTAACGAGTCTGCAACCGCTTCAGTCTGTACTCTTTGAGCTCGAGAGGACTTATTTGGGTTGTTCATTTCGTCAATATAGTTGCGAACGGTCTGCCCAGTAGTACCAATTTCCTTAGCAATATCGTCTATAATTTTGCCTTCGGCCTGCAATTTTGCAATCCGTTGCATATTATATTCCTTCAATTCCTCTTTGGCAATCGTCACTTTTGAGCGATAAGTTGTGGTTGAAAGTCCCATTTGTTTTGCAATTTCGTTGTCGGAAAGACCCCGTTTTTTGAGCTCATCCCGCTCTTCGATGAACTTATAGTTCTTCGGTAAATGCAATAATGGGTCCCAAGGATAACGACCAGAACGTCTTTTTACCCCATAATGTTTGAGGATAATTTCTCGTCCTTCATCAGAAAGTTGACTTAAATCGTCCATGATTTCGTCTTCATTTTCGAAGACATTTTTGAAATCCAATGCAAAACCCTCCTCAAAATAATAAAAATCGTGCATTTTACAGCACGTCATTTAAGGCCCCTAGGAGGCCCGTAGAGCGCTTTTAGCACAAAGTGGAACTATTTACCGACTATATGCTTAAAACGCCGTAGAGCGCAAATATGAGCTTCTCAGGCCTATTCTAGCCATTTTGTTTCTAGAAATCTTGAAAAATCATAAAAATCACAACATTTTATCCTATTCCTAATTGGATATCGATATGAATTCTAAACCGCACACAATTTTAAATATGCAAGTTTAGACTCAAGTTAATAACTTTTTACATAACCTATTTTAACCGCTTAACAGCAAAAATGTAACGTAGAAAATATGAAAAGGTCCATAAAATGAATATGGGTTGTTGTCGATTGGAAAACTATTGGACGAACCGCTCGACAAGAAATCATGAAAAAAATGTAATGTAGGGAGTAAAAAATCTGCTTTGTTGATTATGTATTATGAAGTTCAAAAATATTTTATAAGGAGGTAAATATTATGCCAGCACTAACCGACGCAAACCTCGCATATAAAATTATGTGCAGTTTGGAATTCATATAAATATCCACTCCAAAATAAAAGGTTGTGATATATAACTCTGATTTTCCTAAAAATCACAAAAATCTTAAAAAATCTACGAAATTCCTCAAAATCTCTAAAAAACTTTAATAAATATGTTTTCCCCACAATCCCCACGTTTTTTCAGAAACTTTTTATATATATTGATTAAAAAACCTTATTTATTTAGGTAATTTTATATATTTATATTATAGTTCCCGTACGCGCGAGATTATTAAAAAATAATATAATATATATATAATTTATGACAATATATAAATATGCATAATATACCACAATAAACACATATAATCTTAATTAATATATTTAAAAGTTTTCTGAAAAAAACGTGGGATTTTGGGGAAAACTAATTTATTTTAGCAAAAATAGGCCAAAAATAGGCCAAAATGACCCTTTTTTTCCAAATTTGCCCCTGACAGCCTTTTTAATTTTCCCCACATTCAACTTGGGGATTTATAGAAAAACTTGGGGAAAACTTGGGGAAAAGACCAAAATCACCAAAGTTCCGGGACTTTTGATCCGACTTTTGATCCACTTTTTAAGCACTGAAAAACCTCTAAAAAACATGCAAAAATAGGCCCAAATTTCCTCATACATTATAGCAAAAATAGGCCCAAAAAAGTGGATCAAAAGTCGGATCAAAAGTAGGTCAAACGTGGGGAAATGGGCCAAAAATGGGCAAAATCCCCAAGTTTTTTGCTCTATCCCCAACTTTTTTTTGGGGAAAATTGGGGAAAATCACGACTTTTGATCCACTTTTGTCAGGGGCAAATTAGCGATTTTGTTCAAAAACTGTAGAATTTTACACAAATATCTTACCAATTTGACCCTTACCAGAACCTAAATGGTCTGATTTCGGCTTCTTTTTCATCAATAATCTTGCTCATTTCCTTAATATGTGACATAATCCAACCGATATTCCCATCATTTTCGCCATCAATTCGGGCTTTATCGGCCGTTGTGACCTGTTCAGTAAAGCCGTTTCCTTGATATAACCGTTGAATAATGGTAATTTTCTTAGGATTTACGTTGTATTCTAAGCAAAATAGAGCAGCATAGATGTCTAATTGTTTGAATGAAGGCTTGGAAACACCTGTTTTGAGGTCATAAATGAGCAGAACTTTGTTATCTGCGTCCCATTTAATACCATCAGCAGTGCCAAAACAGTTATCTGAGTAGTATAATAACACCTCAGACGACATACCTTCACGTATACAATCGTTGACAAACATGTTTAGAGCCTTCTTTTTAGGTGCAAGCTCTGTTTTTGACTTAATAAGTTGCGACGCCATCTCATGTAAAGCCGTCCCACGAGCAACATTTTGCTTGTTCTCATAGGATTTAGCCATCTTTTCTGAGTCATATCCCAACCAAGAGTAACCTGATGGGGATAAAAATGCGTGTTTACCTACTAAGTTCCAGTGTGGTATCCATTCCATTTATATTAGCCCTCCCTAGAATATAGTTTACATGGGATAATGTTAATTTCCTTAGATACATCATCACTATCTGAGAACCTATAGACATACACCACATCGTTATTCCCGTTCAAGGGTCTAAGTTTCTTTAAATATATAGAAACATTATATGTAGATTTAATATACTCAACGGCTTCGCCAACTGTATTAAACAAATAAGGCATTCTTATTGTCTCATTATGTAAAAGACAACCGACACCTAGTGCCTTGAAATACCTACCCGTCAATTCTACAATATACATTATATATATAGCTCCTTTATAATAGTAGAAAGTTATCTATTTTCCACCAACCTGGAAATATAGATTTGGGTCTAAACCGAAGAATTCACACATATACCAGATAACCTCCCGCTCATTTTCAGGATAAATGAACGCAGTGAAAGTATCTTTGCCGAATTTCTCGATATAATATCCTTGATTCGGACGTTTCTTAGCCGTAGCAGAGCGTTTAACCTCCAGTAAAGCGTACTGAGAGCCGCATAGAACGATTAAATCAGGCATCCCTTGTATTGACCCAGGGTCTGTCTTAGCGACCAGCAGAAGCCCTCTATAGGCCTCTCTGAGCCTTTTAACAACCATCTTTTGGAAATCAGCTTCCAATCTCGACGCCATATAACCAGTCCTCCTCAAGCTTTTCAATTTGCATATCAATAGGAACAAAACCTTGTTTCTTAGCCCAAGCGGCCTCTGTAAACCGTTTCTTATCTCGTACAGCCTTAAGAATATCTTTATCAACTTTAGAAAGAGAGGTGATATAAGTATAGTGTAAGTCTCTGTACGGGGTATTAGTCCGATCTATCCGACCTTCCGCCTGCTCCATTTTCCTAAATGAATAATTAACTGAGTAAAATAGGATAGAATCTGTAGTAGTACAGTTCCACCCCTCAGCACCGGCCGTGTATTGCACAAGATATATCCATTCATCAGTAGATGGGATATGCTCATGTTTAAGGCCGTTCCATTCTTTGTATAGTAGGTTGTTGCGTTCACAAATATCCTTTAATATATCCAACTCATAGTTGAAGTTATAGAAGACGATAAGCCGTTTATGTGTCTTAATTAGGTGTTCAGCTATACGAATTCTATCAGGATCTGTGTTCACGATACGTCGAACGAGCTGTGTATACTCAGCAATATTCAATATAGGCTCGTCTGTGAACGGGTTCCATCTTGTGTTGGCCAAATCCAATAAGGCTTTCGAGTCGAATTCGGCATATACATAATCTCTATGACGAGTTGTCTGGCGACTATCGCCCATGGGTACTATGATTTGGTTCCTGTATTTCTCAAGAACAGCAGTACCTGTGTAGCGTTTGACCTTAGGGAATTTGACATACGGATCCCAAACCACATGGCGAGAAACGAACTCAGTCTTATTACGGTAGAACTTGTTAGCGATGAAGACAGGCATATAGTCCATCCATACATCACCAGGGGTCGCTGAGAGCAATATCCATTTGTTATCGTTCCAAGCAGTCTTAATGAAGCATTTACCCCATTTCCCATAACCTACAACCCTCTGCTCGTCAAAAATAAAAACGCTGTTAGATATATTATAGTACTTCTCAATGTTTTGCCATGAGTCTACTATATAATTATGTATCCCACAATTTTCCAGAGATTGTTGCCAGTCAGGTTTTTCTGCACCCTTCTCAATCAAGTCCCGCTTCATAGCAGTAGTGATGACGATCAAAGGTTTTTCTTCAGTAAAAAAATCGACTCCATATTGGGAGGCGGCCCAGAATATAGACGTATATGTCTTACCTGAACCAACACCTCCCATTAATATAGAGCCAGATTTGAGTTTAGAGCAAGCTTCATATTGCTCGGGCTTCAAGGTTATCTTCCCAAGTGTTTTGGGAATCATTATTATAAGTAGTTAATATCGCGTTCAAACTCTTCCATATGTGGTGCAAGTTCAGGATCGATATCATCTAAGTAGATATAAAGCTTCTTAACATAAGCCTTGATACCAGAGTTAGATCCAACTGTCCAGTGATATGGGTTAAGGATAAGGTTTGCGCGAGCACCAGGTGTGACATTGTCAAGCATAGCAAGTTGTTCAACGTCGTCTGGTTGTACGATAGTACCTTGACCGTTATTAACTAGGACAATTTTAATCCATGGTTGAACCGTAGGGCCATTAGACAGAGTTACAGGCAAGAAGATTCTACCATGTGGTTGATCTTCAGCCGGGAATTTAACATTCCAACCTTGTGCCGCTAGTTCCGCACCGACTTCAGGATCTAGTTGGGCAGAAAATTCACGAGAACCAAGTTTGTTATGGTCTGTAACACGTCCTCCAAAGTTAGGGAAGATAACGCGAACGTTTTCAAGTGTAAGTTGTTGTGTATTTGCCATGATTTTTTCTCCTTTTCTAGCAAATAAAATAGTTAAGCGATAGAGAGAGTGGTATATAATAGTAGAAAAATACGTCTAATATTTTACCTATAATATATGAGTATAAAACTCTCCATCTCACTCCCTCTATTAAGAGCTTTGTAATAAGTTACAGATTTATTATAGTAAAAATGCACGATTATTCCGGTCTTTCGAAGTGGAATTTAGGCAATTCGAAGCGTTGAGTCGTCTCATAATTGACCCTATCCTCAATTTCCTTAGACAGAATATTGGTGTTCTTTAGCAAGTTATCATACACCTCACTAACATGCCAACTTATCTGGCGAGCTGTGTCGTTGTCAATGAGGAAATAATCGAAGTCCGTCTTAACCCCAGGCAGGTCAGCAGTGAAGATAATATCCTCCTTATGTTTGACAAACTCTAATATCTCGTCACGGTGCTCAGTGTAGTAATCCGGTCTGCATAATAATTTCATTGTATCATACCTTCTTTTTTCAGTTCAAGCATGGCGGAAACGATATCGAATACAATATCCATTTGTGATGATGGTAGTATACTATTATTATATCGTTCATAATATAAAGCATATACAAGCACTGGCACGTTTAGGATAATTTCAGATAAGTCTGCGACACATGAAATTGTGGCTATGGATGATTTTACAATATTAGGTAATAACGCAGGGATAGATGACGCGTATTTCTCTGCATAGTGACTGAATGTATCATATGTAAAATCTGTAATACGGCAGAAGATCTCAGCAGAATTCTTGGTAGCATTCTCAATTTCTTTTGCACATTCTTCAAGGAAAGGGCTAAGAATTTCGGCAATCGTATTCGCGCCTTCCTCATCAATCTCGATTGTAAGGACACCGTCACGTTCGATTTTAATACTATCCCAGGCTTCTTTATCCATACGGAATTCAAAAGGACTTTCTGGCTTCTTACCATGAGCCTCTTCGTGAGTCATATTAACAAATGGTCCAAGGTATTCGCCAGTTTCAGGGCCATACATTTTAATGAACTTTGGTTTTTCTTTAGTCATATCGGACCTCCTTATTCCAAGTAGCTGTTATAGACAATGATAGCAATTTCCTTAACATTATCAGTGACGTATTCCTCATCAACAACATCCATAACAATTTGTTCCTCAATAATGTCAGGGATCTTATACAGATCGTTAGCGCTCATAGTGAACACCACAAGTGAGTTCCACCAATTATCAGCATAGTTTTCACTGATAAGCTCGATGATAATACCACTTTGTTTGAGACTAGTAACATAACCCATGAGTAAATCATTCTCGCTACTAGCCTGAGTCAGATTAACTTTGATAACATCATTCGGCATTTTCTTCACCTTATCCTTCTTTGTAGTTTCGTAAGTGCAGTAGTTATCATACCCACGTTCTTTGATAGGACTGATAATAAACTCACGTCCTTTATAAGCGCCTACCCACAACTTATAGACAGATGTAGCCCATACTCCAAAGAGATATAGAATCAATACACCTTTTAATAGAGGTAGGAAGTGTGGGTTCCACATAAATAGTAGAACCAACACACCAATCAACCCCCAGAAGAAGGCAGTACACATAGTGAATGCTATAATGAATATTGCATGTTTTGTTGCTTTATCGCTCAAATCTATCCCCTCCATATAATGTTAGAACCATTTATTATCACCAGTGTCGACTGTAGGTTTCATGATACGGACATCGAACTTGTAGTTCTCGTTACCGTCCTCTTGAATAAACACGTCGATAATAGGTTTATCCAAGTTATTAGCAATCCGAGCAATTGTGATAAGGTTCTTAGGCATATGCCTTACCCAGCTATCACGAGTAGCAATAAAGACACAGTCCATTTGGAACAGCTCCCAAAGGTCAGTTGCATCAAATCTATAATGTGCGCCTTTGACAATTTCATGCATGATCTTGTGTAGATCATCGATGTAGTCTCTATCGTTCGCAGGGTCCATCATAAGAATATCAAATGCGGGTTCTAAGATATCCTTAATACTTCTACTGACCTCTTTAATTTCAGGTCGTTTTACTTTTCTGTTTTCTGTCATTTTACTCCGGCCAATCTAATTTAAATTGTTCGACTAGTTCGTCCCTAGTCCCTTTATATGCAGTCACACCTTTAGTCTGGTTGATGACAAAGACGTAATGGTCTCCTTCAATATCCGACTCAACAAAGTTCAGCCAATCTGAGTTGTATGCGTATTTGAAAGGATCATCAATCGCTAAGAGGATAGCAACTCGTCCTTGATACCATTCGTTATAGATGAATAACTCATCTTCAATAATATCTTTTGGCATGCATGAGCTGAGATATGTGAACATCAGAGCTAATTGCTGAGCTTTTGTCAGATAACTCTTGTTGAACTCCAGTCGTTTGAGTACTTCTGAGAATCGGTTATAGACGTTAATCAACCCATAGTTCTCAAATATACTTAGTTGTTGGTATACTGAGAATGGCGATCCGTTAGAGTTAACTAGCTTATAAGGTTCTTCTGGTTCTCTTACAGGTGGTGTATCTTCCTCCCTCAGGTCTACAAACATCGATGTCAGTGCCATAATATACCCTAATAATAGGAAGAAACCAAAGAGGAAACCAATACCTTTAAGTACACTAAACTTCATAGCCAACCAGACAATTACCATAGTTGGCGCCATGTACATCATAGTTAAGATAACCAAGATGAAGAAGAAGTAAATATACTTAGCTGACTTTTGCATACTTATAATCCTCCAATCCTTCTAATACAATATCCTCGTGATACCAGTCGTTAGATTTCAACGGGATAGTCCGAAGACCATTTGCCTTACGGATTTCATTGATCCGTTGACGTGCCATTGTCTCATGGTACTTGTATGCTCGGCTGTACTCAATGCGAGTAATTTGAGAATGCTCTGAGAACTCACGGAATTGGTCGTAGATAACACCACGACGGTTCATATACATCGCGATGCTATTCCATAGCGACTTAGCATATGAGCGGGGTCCCCACGCTTGCTTAAATACTCGTCCTTCAGAATTACGTACTTGTTCTGTCATAATTAAACCTCCCAGTTTTCGTAGTGTAAGGAAACAACGGCCATAGCTTTTTCTAAGTAGCGTTTACCTAGATCATCGTCTATGAAAATATTAAACGGATACTTGTCTGTAGCTTGAATCGTTAAGAATATTAATTCCAGATTAGCGAATTCTACCTTAGATACTTTCTTTAACCCATCTTTGAATAGTTTGAAATGCCGAAGCATAGTATTATTCAAATCAACTTCCTCAGCGACCTTGTATTGCCGCTTGTATTCCTTGTTGGTAATACCAGGGTTAAGATACTTAATAATTTTCTTAGTATTACGTTCAGCCCTGTAGCCATCATTCTTGGATTTAGATGGGATTGGGTCGTAACCATATACTCTACGTAGGTCATTCAAAGTTACGCGTTCCTTCTCATTATGTCGAGCTTGGAAGAACGGAATATCCGCTTTCACATCTGCCAAATTAAAAGGTTTTTGACCACGACCTTTATGCTGGAACAGACCCATAACACCAATCTTGTTGAAACCCATGTCATATACTAAGTAGATCCTCTCACCTGAGTCCACTAGTTTACTAGCACGCTCTTCTAACTTAATAAGAGAGTCGTACATTGTAGGGGCTAGTCTTCCAGGAACATCTGGGTAGAAGATAAGTCGGTAATGTGTCCAAAGCTCGTATACGTCAATTATAGGAATACTCATCCTATCCGCTACAAACTTAAAGACCTGTATAGTTAAAGGTGATAACCCATTGTTACGGCCTCCGTTAAAGTATAGCCAGTCTTGGAACTCGTTAAATGTCCGACTGTCTAAAAAGGCTCGAGGATTCGACACAACCGAACGTACGGCTGAGTTCAATCTATCACGGTCTCGTTTAGGTAGACCAATCGCAAAACTATTTAATATCGTTTCTCTAATCATAATATACCTCCTTAGAAAAAAAAATAAGAGCTGGGTAAAAATACCCAAACTCCTATTCTTCAGAAATAATAATTCCTTCATCTTCCTTTTTGCCGAATTTATTTGAAATCCAACGTTTAGCTTTTCCATAAGCTCCGGAGTGCGATAGCAATTTGTGCCCGATAAACAGCCCACAACCTATCGCGATGTACTTACCAACGTGAGATGCGCCTTCTTTGACTTCAGCGGCGTGTTCTTCTTGAACAGAATGCCAAAGCTCAACAGCTTCATCTTGTTCCATTGGTTTAATACATGCTCGATAGCTGTTCTCTTTATCCCAGAACAATCCATATGCAGTATCGTCTCCTTCTACTCCTGGAAACCATCCGTCGTATTCATAACGTTTTTCGTCGTTCATTTTATGAACCTCCTTATTCTTTCTATATAGTAAGCTGTAAAAATTAGACTACCAGATTATAGTGAAGCGTAATCCTAGTTGTCCTGGCATGTCAAGATACTCCTCGAATACCATCTTATACCAGAATCCTTTCACATGAACCAACCATAACCTGTAATCTTGGAATTTGCGTTTAAATAACTTCGGATCTTTTATATGATAGAACCAAAGAGTCATTCCATCAACGGTCCCGTCTTGTTTGTGGTTATAGCTCATCTCATCAAATGAATCCTTGAGCTCCTTATATATACCTTTACCCATGCTAGCACCTACAATAGATATGTTGAGGGCATATGCAGATAGTAGCCATTGATAGGATGTTTCTTAATACTGATCTTAGCAGGGAAGTCGTGTACAGTAACTCCCCATTCGTCAGATGCAGATTGTGTTGTTAGCGCTTCTTTTCCTTCTGGGATCTTTTGCCAGATACGGACATAGTCTTTTACAGTCAAATAACCGTAGGTCTTAGCGTGTTCATGCAACTTCTTATACAGGTCAATAAGCGAGAGCTTGTCCCGCGAGTAAATAGTACAGAATGTGATTAACTTGATTTCGTCCATTTCACCACTCCTTAAACTCTTCAATATAGTAGTCAGATCCAATAGGTGCGTTAGGTCCATGGTATTCAAAGTACCCATTACCCGTATTGTAGATGGTAAACGGCTTCAAAGCATGCGACTCAAAAGGCTTGTCTGAGATATACCAGCATAAACCGTCTTTATCACGATATACCTGCATGATAGCAGAGACAGGGTTCATTACACGACCATGCAATGCAGGACCTTTATGACATGTAAGAATGGTGTTCTCGATTGTGGGATGGGCGGCATAGATATAATACTTGTCAGTACCCAGGATAGACTGACATAGGTTATCAATGAAGTCACCTAAGGGCGGTAGACTATCAGGTGGGATCTTACCTTGCATATAGCACATAGTCTCAGCAATACCTTTGACTGCACCTACATGGTGTCTAATAATAGCAACAACATTATCTCGACCCCACATAGTTTTAAGACAGTTCGCACCACGATCAAGCTCTTCATCTGTTACGAATAGTTCCATTATTTTTGCTCCTTTAAAAAAAAAGAGGAGGAATGTATCCTCACTCGATTAGATAGCTAAGTCGCGCCATAGCATATTAAGTCGATCACGATCCTCTTCATCGAGTTCCGTAAAGGCCTTAATACCTAGGTAGCGAATAGCCTCTTCATCGAGCTTGGTCCATTCCAGCTCTTGTCTGAATTCTGTAGTAATTTCTACGATAGCATCAATAGTTTCTTGGTCTGGCTCATCTCTGAAAGACCACATAAGATGCTCAACCAATTCCAACTTACGTTGCGCTCTGTCTGTGAAACGTGCTCCAAAATATTCTTTTAGAACTCGAGTCATATACAAGCGGTTAACATTAGCTGAATATAGCATGTGCTTCTTAATGTAGCTTTCGTCATATTCCATACCTTGATAATTAAATGTAGTCATAATTGATTACCTCTCTTTCTATATAGAAAGGTGTAAAAATTAGACTCCAGGGCCATGCCACATTTCCCAACGCTCTTTGTTTTTACGTCGGGGTTGATCTGAGGCACTAGGATTGCTGAAATTATAGTCATAATTATCAGGGTTAATAATACCATTCTCAACGAGTTTGCGAACTCTGCGATTTATAGTATCCTTAGAAACACCCAGACTAATAGCAATCGTACGATTCGACCAACCGGCTTGTTTACAAATTAGGATTTCCTCATCGTCTACAAACTTCTTAGGACGACCCATCTGCTTGGGATACTTCATAGTCCGTAGAATATCTAGTCCATTATCCGGATTAAATGTTATAGGATCCATAATAACTTACCGTGTGTTATCAACCATTGCCGCTGGCGAAAGATTAGGATTAACCGAATCAAGTGTAGCTGTTAATGGGCTAGTAGTAATGGCCTGACTGACTTTATTTATAAAATCCACTTCTTTCTTAGTTCCTTCCAACCATACTGCAGACATAAGTGCATAGTTAGAAAGGTCTTTGAGCGTATCGACAAGAGACTCATCTGATACCAAAGCTTCTTGCTTAGACAGAGTGTTCAAACGAGACATCTTATCTTCCATACGAACAATAGCAGCGATCAATCCGTGTTTTTCAAGTGATTCTTCGAAGGAGTTACCGTAGTCGGTATTCTTCTTAACAAAGATTTCTTGGAGTTCCTTGTGGGCATCATGCATTTTCTGTGCTGTTAGTTTGGTCATTTAGTTTCTCCTCGTGTTCTTCTGGAATAACGTCGTTTCCGATTGTAGGTTCTTCATGATATACATTTTGGCCGTATGAATAGTTGGTCATGATAAGCTTAACAATATTCGAGAACCCTTTAATAATCTTAGGATCCAAGTCCTTAGTCTTAGTCTTAAGGATATAGGTACGCATAGAGTTTAGTACAATCAAATTCTTAACTCCAGGCGCTGTTTTTCCTGCGGCTCTGATCGGTTGTGGTAGGGTATTCACAATCGTAGTTTCTGCAACTACAATCTTACGAAGCAGGTTAGCGCCAAGTCTAGCTTTGTTATTCTTACCGCGTTTCATTATTTACGACCTTTCTTACGTGAGTCATAACCTGCGAAGACACTAAGTCCGATTGCCAATAGACCAGCTACTGCACCAATAACAGTAATTGTGTTGCTTACGATAGAACCTGTAACTGGCAAAGTTTTTTGTGTAAATACGGGAGTAGCTTTTGCTGGTACTGGTTGAGTAGGAGTTGTAGGAGTAATATCATTCTTAACAGGCTCTTTTTCTACAACCTTTTCTACTTTAGGAGTTTTAGGTTCTTGTGGTTTTGGTGTCTTAAGGTCTTCAGATTTAGGAGATTTAGGATCTACTGGTTTTGGATCTTGTGGTTTAGGAGTTTCTGGATCTTTAGGAATGTCGTTAATATTCAATTCTGGTTTTTCACGCACTTCTGGAATACCAGGAATACCTCCTTCGAATTCAGGTTTCACGCGTTCTTCAGGAATACCAGGGATGCCACCTTGGAATTCAGGTTTATCAACTTGAGGAGCTTCGTTTGGAACTACACCACCAGTCCATTCAGGTAGTTTTTCACGTTCTTCTGGAATACCAGGGATACCGCCTTGGAACTCAGGGATTTCCACCTTAGGTGACTCTTTAGGGATTTCAAATGTAGGACGAGTCTTACCATCAGCACGACCATTTCCGCCTACAAGTTTAGTTTCGGCATCGAAGCCTGTTCCTCCACCATCCCAGCTAACGTTGATTTTGTTAGTAGGGTTGTACTCCATTTGTTTGAGTTTAGTTTTGTACTCAACATACAAAGTCTTCTTATCAATCTTAGCAAGATTTGTGTCAAAGCCGTTAGTGCGTAATTTAGCGTTTGCTAAGGCATCAGTCGCAGGGGCGTCATATACAAATGGATCCACACTCTTAACATAGTAGAACTTCAAACTGTTTTCAACGTATTCTTGATCGTCAGACCATGTATCTGAGATGTTGACGTTTTCCATGTAAGACTTCTTGTAGTTGATACGAGCAGTCCAGTTAACAACAGATGGGTCATCTTTATCTTGCCAGCCGTATTTGTACAATGCCTCATCAGTAGGCTCAACACCTTTAGAACCAGCGTTCAATTCCACAACAGTACCGTTGAATGAGATTTCGTGCTTGGTATCTGGTTGCACAACTTCACGGTTGATCCGTGTGTTGAGGTTAAGCGAGATAGATTTGTCAAGTGGGTGTTCGGCGAAGTAGTTGTTGAAAGTAGTAGTTACTGTGTTCTCAGCAGCCTTAACTTCGGCATTACCTACTTCAGATTCACCTGTGCTATTGTATACAGGGAAGTTGTAATTTGTTTCAAATGAAAGTTCGTTAGGGACGTTAAAAGTCATAGTATCCCCTTGGTTGATTTGAACTTCGTCAGGGATATCAGTTTTGATGTTTACATTTACTTCAGACCAGATAGTGTCGTCTGATTTAGTAACAGTAACTTCTGGATCAGTGGCTACAAGTTCTGTAGACCCTTCTGCCTTAGTTACATCTGCAAATACGCGATCGCTAATAAGCGCAGCGCTGAATAATACAATACCCATAGTTGCAAGTTTGAATGTGAAGTGTTTCATGATGTTTTCTCCTTTTTGTTTATGATTTGAGTTATGTGCGACATGTGTTTCTATCTCTTTTTTATGCTTCATATACTATTACCTCCCACATAAAAGAAATAAAAAGAAAAGAGCTGAGTAAAATACCCAACTCCTAGTCTTTTTCAGAAAAAGCATCTTTCAGCTTTTTAACGCCATTATTAACTTTTGTTTGCAATACACTTCCGTCATACACGTCAGTCGCGATGACCGCCATATATAATGCGATTGCACTTGCAGCAACAGTGTTTAATACCTTGTTCATTGTCTGAACCTCCTTTTTCTTTCTATATAGTGGAATGTAAATATTTTAGAGTTCCCACTTATATCCACCTTTGTGATGACCGAAACTGGCCTTTTTCGGACGAGGAGTTGCTACCTCATTC